TTAAAAAATGCTAAATTTACCCTCAAGATTGTCAAAAGATTCTTGTTTTTTGTCAAGGGTAGCTTCGTTATAAATATCCATTGTGGTGGTGATAGCTGAGTGTCCCATGATTTCTTGAATAATCTTAATGTTTGACTCGTTTTCACACATACGAGTACAAAAAGTGTGTCTTAAAATATGTGCTGTGAAATGGGGTAGCAACAATGGTTCACGGTTTTGAGCTAAAGCTAACTTGTTTTCTTGTGTATTGTAATCATTAACAATAAGTTTAATTGTACTGTTTATAAGCTGTGGTAGGACTACATGATGTTGTTTATTGCAAAATACAAAATTTGAGTAACTATCTATGGTGTCAAAATTACCGCCTTTTATTTTTTGCCTTTCGTATTCAAACAATAAACTTTTTTTTACATCTGTAAGCATTGGAATTATTCTTTTACTTGTAGATGTTTTCGGGGTAGAAATGTACACCACCCTTTTGTTTACCTTGTTGTTGGGTTTGTAATTAAGGCTATGGTTAATATTGATGGTGTTATTATTAAAATCACAATCATCCCATGTTAATCCAAGACATTCTCCTATTCTGCATCCTGTTCCTAACAAAAATGTAAAAATAGGAAGCCAATAATTATATTTTTTTCTGTTTTTCGTAAATTCAATAAAGGCATTTTGCTCTGATATTGTTAAAGCGTGTCGTTTTAGTGATTTATCATGATAGTTTTTATTGATCTCTGATATAATGCCGTCAGTCGGATTTACTCTAATATAACCATCTCGCACTGCAATTGTAAAAAGCGGATGCATGACAGTGTAAATTTGCTTGACACTGTTAGATTTGAATTCTAAATCAAAGATTAAATGGTTATAATATTTTTTTATGTCCGTATACTTAATGTCTGAAATTTTTTTTCTTCCTATTGTATCCCAAATGTATTTATGATATAGGTATGTGTAAAAGGTTACTGTGGAAGATTTTAATTCTGGTTTTTGTTCTATCCATTTTTCAAACAAAGCATTAAGTGTTGTTTTATTTGCTTGGTATGAATCGATCTTATCTTGTAAATCTTTTATTATTTCTTTTTCTAACTCCCTTAGACATTTTCCGTTTCGTTTTCCTTTAGGTGTTCTATCTGTTTGTGTGAGACACCAACTGTACACAAAACGAGTAGTCCCTGAAAAGTCAACATATCTGTACATATATCTACCATCAGCTTTTTGATATTCGCCTCTATTTAAAAGACGATTTTTTGTATCACGCCTTTCTGCCATATGTGTCATCCTTTCTTAATTGACAAAAGAAACTGTAATACAAGTATACAGGATAATTTTACTACACAGTTATCACTTCTGTCAACGGTTTTCCATATTTGTGGTCGTTATTTTACTAAAAATTTACTTTTATAGATAGTTTTGCTTTGCTATCCATTTTTCAAATTGTATCCGTTTTATTCTTGTTCTATTGCCTACAAATATCACCCAATCTAAACTCTTATCATCTTCTATTATTTTGCGTAGTCGGTTTTCTCCGAGCATAGAATATTCAGCAGCTTCCTCAATTGACAAACATAATTTTTGGTTTGGTAACAAATTCAACTTTTTAATATTATCACCCGCCTTATAAGAGCAGAGTTGTTTTTTTGACAACCCTACTCTAAATTCTTTATGTTGTTAGTTATTTACTTTTCAATCAATTTCAATACGCTTTTTAGCGTTGCTTTCTTGCCGTTCAACTTAAATTCATACCCATTTTTGTTCATGCTTTTAAGCTGAGTTTCTGTTGGTAAACAGCTTGCATCACTACACATAAATTTGCCTTGTCCGTCTTTATAAACCTCAAACAACATTTAATCCGTTCCTTTCTCTATCCTCTTTAATAGCATCCATTTTATCCTCTCGGTCAATATAATCCACAATTAGTTGTACGGCTTTATCGTACCCCTTTTGGTTGCCTTTGATAATTTCATATGGGATATTCTTTTCAATTAGCATTGATTCAATTCGTGTACCTATATTATTGGCTTCAACTTCGGTTTGTAATCTGCCATTTGGATTATATTTTTTAACAGACTTAACAAAGAAATTTAAGTTATCAAAGAGAGAACTAAATGCTTCGGCTGTATCGTTTACACACTTTTCAATGGATTTTGAGGGGTAAAAACCACACTTTTCAAATGAGTTATAAATTTCGGTCAACAGGATTGGTGAGTCAGTTACAATTACTCTAACCTGATTTCTCAGTCTCCAAAATCTTTGTGAGTGTAAGCCCAATATGTATAGCTGATTTGTCAAGGCGTCATCGTTATGTTCCCATACCATATCCTTAACGGTTTCGGTTACAAGTTCCGTGTCAATACCCCTCATTTTCAACTGACTAAATATATAAGCAGCCCCTGTGGATTTACCACAGGAAGGCTGACCATAAAGATTAACTACAATCGTTTGTTTACTCATTCAATTCTCCCGACCTTTCCCATTCGATAACTTTCCACAAGTTAGCAATTTCTGCAATGCTTACTTCTTTATTGTCAATTTCTACAATTGTATTTCTTTGACCACAATCTGTCTCCCAAACCCAATAGGATACCCAAGTATCACCGTATTCATCAGGTTTAAGATTCAAACCTTTTTCGAGACAGTCAATAAGTTCATCTTCCATAGTTACACCGTGGTATGCAAATGGCGATACATACTCTAAAACCAAATCACTATACTCATCACCAAGATTCAAAATCTTATCTTCAAGTTCATGGATTCTTTGAATCTTGGTAAGGTATCTTTCAAAATCATTATATGTAATCACAGTTATTCCTCCTTACTGCTTGCCTGTTGAGCCAAAGCCGCCACGACTTTTTGTGTCAAGACATTCTACTTCTGTAAACTCAAAATCAGGCTGTTTCTGTGTGATGCGAAACTGACAAATTCTATCGTTTTTATGTATGGTTGTATCTCTCATTGCAATTACGGGCATACCCCATTGGTCGTTATCACCCGAATAAGAGTTGTCAATCACTCCCATGTGATTTGTCTGAATAATGCCATAATTCTTGTAAGTGCTACTTCTTGGTACAATGTGAGCTTCATAGCCAAACGGCAACTTCATTCCTACTCCGAGTGGAATAATGGCAAATTCGCCTTTATTAAGTGTGATATCTTTGGCTGATCTCAAATCAACCCAATCTCCGTTTGGAATTTGTTTAATCTTTTCGATGTCTGTAAAATATTTAATTTTAATTTCCATATTTGTTCTCCTTAATTATTTTTTATCGCTCATTACTTGACCAATTGCTGAAAGTAAAGTTGCTACCGCAGTCACAATAGAAAAACTCCATGCAACAATAAAGCATCCATCAGGTACTATAATTCCATTTGCGTTCAATAAATAAAGTGACATAAGGCAAATTACCATTTCCATATATTCGTCATCCTTTCCGTGTTAATCAATCACATCCACATAGTTATACAAAATATGCTTTTGCTTTTCTGAATCCGAACCAAATATAACATCAAGGTGGTAATGTCCCATATACCAATGTTCATAATCCAACTTGTCATCGATGTGCTGTAGGTATTCGGTTAAAGTGTCCGGACTGTACCCCATATTGATACAACTGGCGATAAATTCGGTTGGAGCACAGTGCGTAATTACACAATCTACCTTCCAGTTATACTTATCAAGATTTGCCAGTCCTTCCTGCATTTCAGCTTCATTGGGTAGTTCTTCTTCCCACCAATCAACATTCTTTGTGCGATACTGTATATCGTGGCTCGATGCACCGCCCATTGTAAAAAATGTTTTGCCGTTAATTTCAAACACTTGTCCACGCATTAGATGATAAATATTATCTTCAATCTGATGTACTTTTCCACCCCACTGTTTAGTTATAGGATAACGATTCAGCAAAGGGAAATTTTCGTGGTTTCCATCTACAAACAAGGTTGTCCATGGTTTGTTATTAAGCCAATCTCGCCAATACATTTCAGAATTTCCATTATTCCACACTAAGCCAAAGTCGCCACAAATAATTAGATAATCATCTCGTGTTAGATTGTTACCCATTGGAAATCGTTTAGAACTCAGTTTGTGTATGTCATATTCACCATGTAAATCTCCAGTAATATAAAACATATCTTTCACCTCTTTCCTTTTAAATCCTAAATTTTATTTTTCCACCGCCATATATGTTTTCTCAAAGATGTCCTGTCTACAAGGATAAATCTCACCTCTGACATCCTGAACTATGTAGCTATTTAAGTCACACTTCATTTCACCTTTAAGTGTATGAATATATAAACTTCCATCATCTTTAAAATAAAGCAAACCGTCTTTATACGCTTTAATTGCCCATATAGGAATAGTGAAGTCTCCTTTATACTGAAAGGCTTCAATTGGTATTGCTTTTTTAATGTATTTCATATTATATTTACTCCTTTAAATCAATATATTTACTAACATTACACCTATAACAAAAGCTATTCCTAACTCTGTGTAACGATAAATAGCTTTATGTAATTTTTTATTTACATAATACTGGTTTCGCTCTCTAATACGAGTTGTTAAATTAAGCGATAAACAAAACCATAATACACATACAGATATGAGATATATTGTGTCCTTCATAACATTCCTCCTCAATTAATCCATTTAACAATTGTGTTCCCTTTATACCCTTTCTGCCATACATACCAAGCATAAGCTACAGCACTTGATGTTGTGCTTTCAAAATCTCCATTTTTGGCACATAAAAGTCTTGAACTTGATACATAGATTGCCTGTGGCGGGGGGTTATCAAACAACTTTCTTCGTTTCTTACCCTCAAGAAATTGCAGTTTAAGAAACATTGCCACTTTGTTGCCTTCTGTAACTGTATCTAACGCTTTCTCAACAAACTCATAAGCGTATTTATAAGGCGGATTTGTAATAATACTGCCGTTCCACGAATTAGGTTTTGACTCTGTTAAAAAATCGAATGTTTCAGACATTCCTCCGTCACGATAAATTAAGTCTGTTGACTTAACATTGTAACCGTGAGCCTCAAATACTTTAGACAAATGGCATTCTCCACAAGCGCACTCCCAAATATTAGGAGCGAAATCTTCTACTTCAAGTAGAAGTTCAGCAGCTTTAGGTTCTGTAGCATAATAATCATTTGTTTCCCTCTCTTTGAGAGAGTGGTTAGAAGCTCCTAAAACGGAATGAACACTTTTACTGTTTCCTGTCCAATCTTTCAAATAATTCCTCCTGTATTAATGTATTGGGGAACAAATTACTATTAAGTAGGATATATTTGCTCCCCACAATTTATCACTTTTTCTGTGGTTTTCTTCCACAACTGTATTTCTCAGGGCAATATCCAAGTGTTTCACATTTTGGTTTTACAACCATAGGAATTAGTGTTGCCCACTCTTCTGAATAGAGTTTTAACTGCTTTATATATTCGTTAAAGAGTTCTCTATACTCCCAATACGCTCTCGAACACATTCTCTGTTCTGCCATACTAATAACATTTCTAACATTTCTTTTATCTACAATTTTAGTTGCCATACCCAACGGAAGTAACATTGCAGCATCCTCTCTCTTGACACCACTTTCTTCAAGATTCTTAAGTGTTTGGCTGATAGTATCAATAGCGTTGTTGTACCAAGCTTTCTGTTCTTCAGTCTGTACTGTTTTGGGAATTATGTATTCAAAGTTATCGTAGTTGATATATCTTGTACTGCTCTGAAGTCGTGTAGGACTGCCACCAATATGTGTGTACCATTCCCTAATTACTCTTGCCGAGTAACCTTCAATAATTGCTTCAATGTTTACAAATTCAAACACTCTACCATGATTAGATTTAATACAATCAAGACCTCGTTTGTAGTTTTTTTCGCTGTCTGTAATATCTGCTCCCCAACATATGCCTGCCCGTCTGCCCATTAATGAAATTGGATCAATGGTTGTTTCTGGTAAGATTGTGATTTTACCCATTCTCCACCGCCTCCGTATCTGATAAGTTTGAAATAATAATTGTGTTCGTGTCTTTATTATGTATAACTTTGGCATCAGTGTCTAAATGCAAGATTAGAGATTTGCTTTTTGTTCTATAAGGATGAAGAATAATCTGTGTAACAGTGTTAGCAAATAACTTAAAACGAGAACTTCTGCGTTCGAGAACTGATAAATCAATCGCCTTAGTTTCGATATAAACTTCATTACACCAAACTAACCCATTATCAATATCAATATTGTTTACCATAACGGTGCTGAGTTGCGACAACTCAAAATCTACCGTTAAGCCGTTTTCCCCAATAACCGTTATGTATGGTTTAAATTTAAACATTTTCAACCTCCTTAAAGGGTATTCTGTCCGTCAGCATTCTACTTTCAAGACACATCTTGTAAGTACACATTGCTTCAAGTTGTCTTGAATAGATTGCCCTTGAGGGCTTTGGGACAAACGAAAGTTGTCCGTTGTCCCATTTATTAAGAAACACCCTCAGTTTACTAATCCTATCTACGAGTTCTTTGTACTCGGATAAAAGTTTGGTTTTATAGTCGTTCATTGGTTATCCTCCTTTTCAAAATAAAATTTCACAGGCTTTTCAACTTCCTGAATTAAACCATATTTTTTTGCTAAACGATAAATAAAAGTCTTTTCGAGTCTTGAAGTTAGCTTGCCTAACTGTCCTCTAAAATCTTCAATAGGCATTGTTGATTTATAAAAATTACACATTCTGCAAGCAGGATTGTAATTTTTAATATCATTTTACCAATACACACTTTCAATATGGTCAACTTGCATATCCTTTAGTTCAAGTTCACAACCACAATATGCACAATGTCCGTTGTATTTTTCATATACTTTAAATCTTACTGGTTTAGGGATAGGTTTTCTTTTCATTTTATCACCCCTCAATTGTGTTTATTTCAAGCGTTGCTTCGTTGACAAATTCAATGTAGATATGATGAGTTCTATATTCCAAATAACTAACTAATTGTGTTGGTGGTGTTTCGTTGGTAATCAATGCCGATATAATAGTCTCAATTACTTGGTCAAATTCATTCTCTGATATTGTCAGTGATATACCGGCGTTAGGGTTGTCCTGTACAAAACTAAGCAAGGACTCATAATCAATGTTCTTATGCAAAACTAAGCTCCTCCTTTGACTTATACTTCTCTTTATATGAACCGTGTCTATTTGTGTGTTCAGCAAGCATTTCCCATTTACTATCTTCTACCAATTCGTCAATGAGTATCTCATCATAAACGCCCTTAAAATCGTTTGTAATTAACGAATCTTTATAGATGGTGATTGTGCCTGTTGTAAAAGAAATACGGTCATAGGTTAAATATGACGAAGTATTCCAGTATGTATCGCTCGTAATCGCCTGTTCGAGAATTGAAATAGAAATTTCGTCAAAATTTCTGTTATCTTTAAGGACAATAAGGTAATTGTAATTTTTGTTACTGCAACGCTCAATTGCTCTTTCAAGAGTTTTATCAGTTAAATAGTAAATCATATATATCTCCTATCTTTTATCATCATACGAGCCACTCTTTTGTGACAATGCGGACAATCTGTTATATATGCTAAGTCACCTGAAGTTGCTATCAGTTTGTAGTCATCCTTATCTGCGTCAAAAACACACTTACATCTAAGACAATTAAATCTAATTACTGGTGATTTAAGATCACCTTCTCTAATAATTTGAATCATTTTATTCACCTCTGTGTGCAAATTTAACTACCGCACTAAACAATTTATTCATATAATATCGATTGTCAAACATCTTCATTTGCTACATAACGCAAGTGTTGAAACACCCAATCACAATCCGTATTGAATATGTCATTGCATTTATCGAAAGAGCCTTCTCCAGACTCAAAGAAGTGGTCAAGATTTTCACGATAATGAAGATATGGGTAATAAAGATAGCAGAATAAGTACGATCTACTATCTGAAGCGTTTTCTTTTCGGAATTGAGATATCCATTGGTTAATACTATTACGCTGATACCCAAGTGAATACATCAGTTTTTTAAATCTTTTTCGAGTCATTTCGAGTCATAATCCTTTCCGTTGACTTTATTATTTCTTGTCTCTCTTGCTTTAGCAAGCTGTTCTGCTAACTCTTTTTTTCTTTTATCTGACATTTTATGTCTTCGTGGCGGTGAAATCTTTAACCAACTAACAGGAATTTCAAACATTGCAGAGCCATCTGTGTTTTTATGTGTAATAATTACATTGCTGTCTTTCTCGTTTGCATATTTAAGAAGTTTATTTAGCCATTTTCTTTGAGAAGTAAATACAGTCATTGTTTTATCTTCTTGAAGAAAATTAATTGTTGTTTCTAAATCACTCATTCAAATTTCCACCATTCCGTTGCATTTGCAACATATTAAAATCTTTCTTTTAAAAATACTCTTGAATTTCATATCCACACCACGGACACCGAATATACATGCAGTCATCATATATAAGATCTCCATGATGTGTTTCATTAATATTAAAACGAAATTGACAATGACATCTCGGACATTCTTCTTCATACATTGTTTCAACTGCTTGCAGCTCAGGTTCGCCTTGTTTAATAATTTCCATAGTTACGCTCCTTGATTACATTGTGTTTTATATCACTCTCTGTCCAATCATATTCTTGAATGTCGTAATATGCCTCAGCACACTCACGAGAACAGAAGATATTGTCGTATTTATCTCGAAAATATGTATAGTCATATCTTAATTTGTTGCTACACTGATGACAGACTGCCATAACTGGTGGATCGAGAGCATGAGGACAAGTGGGTTTGCAAGGCAAGTTTTTGCATACATTACACATCTAATTCTCCTCAAAATTAAAAATTCCATAAATTTCTGTGTTGCACCAAGGACAAACAATCCATTCATCCCAGTCCTCGTCCTCCCAGTCGTAACTTATGTTTGTGGCATAATGTGTGTCATAATCATCATATTGAAATACACATCCACATTCTGAACAGGATATTGTATTTGGTTTTGATGGTTTGATTTGCAACTCAGGTTTGCCTTGTTTGATGATTTTCATTGTCACACTCCTTCATCCAAGTAGATAAGCGTTGTTCCAGTTCAAAAAGTATAATATCTTCAAGTTGTTGAAGTTTGTTATGCAAGAGTTCTTTACGCTCGTCATAATCCTTAGCATTATTATCGTCAATCGCCCAATAAGCCCAGTCTTTCAACTCCCGATAAATGTCATCCCACATTTGCATACCCAGTTCCTCGACACTAACATTCTGACGACTTACACTGTATTGACAATTTTCATCTTCCGTTATGATAATCGTGTCTAACAAATCAAACACAATCCAATAATTCATACTCTCAGCATCGAAACATACAACTTCGGGTTTTTGATTGCTAAAAACATTGTAGAAGGCATTCAGTAGAACTACAGGCACATCGTCTATATAACTCAATTTGCCTGTCCAATCGCCAATTGTAATATCTGTCCAACCGAATTGTGGCTTTGAAAGCATTAAATCACTCCTTTATATTTGTAGCCTTGATAGCTTCTAACAACCAAGCAATAACATCTACCGTCCAACCATTTCCTAAGCATTTATATGCTTGATTATCACTAACGACACTAAAGTCAAAGGTGTCTGGTACAGTTTGGAGTTTTTTACATTCTGCAACAGATAACTTTCTAAATTGATACAATCCATCGCTGAGGTTGATTGGATATGTATTTCCTTTAATGTTTACAGTTTTATCCGAAACACTGTAACATAGGGAATTTTTGTTATGCTCTTTTTTTGAATTGAATGGTACTGCATATAACCCTGTTTTAGCTCCAGCACCACCTCCATTAGCAGTTAGAGACACTTCTTTATTATCAACCGAGTACAAACGAAAACCTTGACTATTACTTAATTCCCCATTTGGTCTTGGCAAAGCACCAACTTTCTTAGGAGTGAAATCTGTTTCTAATGGTTCTGCTATCATAGTCCTTTGCTTCCTCTCAAGCGTATTCCAAATGACAGCTCCATTGTAACTTTTAGTCAAACAATAAGACTTATCTGTCCATGCTTTTCCGCTATCTAAAATATCCTTTACTTTAATTCCAAGATTTGGTGGTTGGTTTATTGGCACTTGCCGATAAGTACCATCATCTTGTCTGCAACCTACCCAATATAATCTCTTTCGTTGTTGTGCCGATAGTAAAGCTGAATTAATCATTATAGCTTCAATGCCAAATGCTTCATCAATGCTTTTGCGTATATCTTTACTTATCGAATAGTTGTTTTCATAGATGAAATATTTGGGTTTAACTGTATTTAATGCCTTTATGTATTGTTGAAACAAATCCCATCCAAGACCGCTGGCTTCGGTTTCACGGTTTTTTCGTTGTGCAATTGACCAATAAGTACAAGGACTCCCCCCCATAAGAATATCAATATTTTCATATTGTTTATAATCAGTATCAAAAACATCACCGTGTTGTTTTATATTAGGAAAATTATGTTTAGAAACTTGAATTGCGTATTTATCTATTTCGTAGGCATCGTAATTTTTCACTGTAATGCCTGCTCGTTGCAAAGCAAGCATACCACACGACATTCCATCAAAAAGAGACAACACATTGATATTATTTAAAACTCGTGTTTTATCTGCCATTTTTACACCTCTGGATTTGTTGCTGTATGATATTTTGCTATTGCTTGTGTGTATTCACTTGCGGTATTTTTCAAATCTATTTCGGATTCAGTTTTAAACTTACAAAATTTATATATTCCAACAACTTCACTCAGCACTTCAGCACCACACATAATCATATCAATGGCATTAGTCGAAAGGTTTTCGCTATCTGTAACACAAATCGCAACACTCTCTTTACCATTAACATTTCGTGTTAGAACCATATCTCCTTTATTAAGAGATTCATTATCTGGGACTTTGCATGTATATCTTTTTGCGTTTTTATCCTGTATGTGTCTTACTTGTACAATATACATTTATCATTCTCCTTCTTAATTCCATTTTTTCTTTGTAAGATAGATTGGACGGAGCGCAGAAGGTTTTAATAAGCTCCGAGTCAATGTTTTTGTCTATAATCATACTATTGTATTTCTTACCTTTACCTTTGTATTTGTCTGTAACCACCTCAATCTTACTATTATTGCTAAATACAAACGAAGCATGTCCTTTTGTTATGTGTGTGTAAATCAAATCATCACAATGCGATACAATATGATCACACACAACAGTAAAACCACTTCCATCTTCTTGCATTACGACAAGTACCATTAGCTCATCTAACTTTTGACACTCTTTAATGATGGCGTCAATCTGTTTTCTGCTCACAAAATGAATCATTTATCGTTCTCCTTTTCATTTCAACAAACATTTGTTTAATTGAAACAATTTAATCTGTATAAATCGTAATCAAGTTACCCAATTTGCGATAACCAAAACAAAGATTGCCACCATCGCAAATCAGAGCCTGTTCATCTTCTGTGAAATTGAACGGATTACTCAACACCTTGTATGTAATATTACCGTAACCATGTCCCTCCTGCGTGTAACACATATAATTCTGCAAGTCATCTTGTGTAACATCGTACTTCTTTGTGTGAAAGTTCAGCCAAATCGATTTTGCTTTCGGTGCAAGTTTCTTATATATTGCAAGATTTTCTTCACGAAGTTCATTCCCATTAGGCTTAAATGCCCACCCTGTATTTATCAACGAATTACCTCCTCAACAATCTTCGTTCTTGGGACATACATTCTTCTACGCTGTTTGTCCTCAATTTTTCTGGTTTCTCCAAGAATTTTTTGCAATGATTTCAACACATCAGAATGTGACTGAATCCATTCTACTAATGGAGCATTAAGTTCTACACTATCTTTTGCTTTTCTACGGTTCTTTCTAACTTTCGTTAAAGCTTTCCCAAGTTTGGCAGTGTCGTGATACGACACATCTTCAAGTTCAAGTTTATGTAAGATATCTTGTGTTTCGTAGTCGTGCAATGATTCGTTTTTAATATTGTTTTGAAAATCTTCAGTTGTTTGTGTAAAAAAGTTGATTGTATCTTCTAACTCTTTAGCTGTTTTGATTTTCGTCATCTCCTTTAATAATTTGTAATTAAAACTTCTATTGAACTGTTGCCTGTTTTTACCTTAGTTTGATAGTTGCAATTATTGTAGTCTTTGATTAGATAATGTGTGTTGTAGTTCTTGCTCCACTCTTTGAGAATTGTATTTTCTTTGCCTTTGTGTTCTGTAACATTCGACAAAGCAAATTTACCACCTTTTGAGTTAATAATGTCAAGTAAATTAAGAAGCTCTCTCTCATAATCTTCTGACCATTTACAAAAATAATCTCTTGAATTATATGTGCCGTCAGTAGCCAAATAAGGTGGATCACAATAATAGAAAGTGTCATTAAATTCTGGCGAATCTAAATTCAAATTATGGAAATCGCTACTGTAAAAACTAATATTTTTCTTGTCGATAGTTTCTATGTATTTTACAAGTTTATCCTCTAATGACTTAGAGAAGTAAGACCTGCTTGCACCAGACGGCATATTAAACTCTCTATTCTTATTAAAGGCTATTTGATAGTTGAATGCGTGAGTAATTAAGCAATATAAAGCTACTGCATTTTCTCTATCAAGCTTATCTTTCAGATTTGTATTATAGTAACTTCTTAAATTAAGAAATTCTTGCTTACTAAACTTATTCAATTTGTATGTATCAATCATTTCTTTAACTTCGTCTACGAATTTGCTATCAAGATTTCTGAAGATATTAACGAGTGGTTTACATTTGTCGTTATACACAACCTGTTTTGCATTCACATTTAGTGAAACTTCTCCACCTCCTCCGAACAAATCTACAAATTTATCAATTTTCTTCGGAAAGAGAGGTAGAATCTGAGGCAGCAATTTGTATTTACCGCCAATATAATTAAAAGGATTTTTCAAATAATTTATATTTACCATCTCCTTATAGTGTTACTACTTGCCCTAATTTCAAGCTTTCTCGAACTTTGATTACCCTTTGGTTTCTTGAGCCACACCAAGCAAGAGAAATATCTCTTTGCGACTCATCATATTTTCCATCAACAAGAATATCTATATAAGGCAAGATTTCGTTTGCAATAAACTTAGATTTCAATATCTGTTCATATGTATAACCTGTATATAGCCATATTGTTTTGCTTGGTAATTTGGTCTTGACCGTTTTTACAATATTAGATATTTGTTGTTGATTTACTTGCTCCAATGGATGCCCACCTGAGAGCGTTAGCCCCGATATATAATCAGGACTTAACGCTTCAAGTAATTCAGTCATAGTGTCATTAGTAAACGGTTGTCCGGCTGTAAAATCCCAAGTCGAAGGATTGTGACAATTGTAACAATGAACGGTACAACCACTTACCCATAGCACAACTCTGACTCCAATTCCATTGGCAATATCGTGTTTAGTGATTTTGATGTAATTCACTCGTTGCCACCTAAATGCACATATCTTTCTTTGATTTCTTGTGTTCTTCCTTGATTCCAGAAGTTAGTTCCTATATCCTTTTATACCCTCGGTTTCCCGATATTTATTAGGGGAGTAGACTATACAATATCATTGTTTGCATAAGAAACAATTCCCCGAAATTATAGTCGTTGAGCGTCCTCCATCAGCGTTGCCTGTTAAGGAGTTTCGTTGCGTAAGAGTGACTTGCACACTCGGTAATCCCTTGCTTAATGTTTTTATGGTTTCTATCCTATCGGACTGACAGATTTAATCCTATACCGCATTCACACCTGCCGTTTCCAGCTATGTTGTAGCCATTAAGGTTATGGGGACTTCCCCGCAGTTTATTCGGTTTAAAGTGGGCTTATAGCAAACCCACAAGTTCTCCGAGAGATGTTCAATTTACTTTCATCTGTATTGCCACAGCTTGGACACTTCCAAATAAGTTTACCGTTTTCATTTTCTATTACATCAATCTCTCCGTCATATCCGCACGCTTGACAGTAATCACTTTTAGTGTTGAGTTCAGCATACATGATATTGTTGTAGATGAATTGCATAACAGACAGGACAGCTTCTGTGTTATTTTGCAAATTAGAAGTTTCAATATAACTAATTGCACCGCCCAAACTTAATGCCTGAAACTGTGATTCAAGTTTCAGTTTTGCAAAGGCATCAATAGGTTCTCTGACATTTACATGATAACTATTTGTAATGTAGTTCTTATCTGTAATACCTTCGATAATACCAAATCTGCGCTGTAAACATTTTGCAAACTTATAAGTTGTGCTTTCAATTGGAGAACCATACAACGAAAAGCCTAAATCAAGTTGCTCATTCCATTCATCACACTTTTTGTTCATATATCTCATAATATCAAGTGCGAACGGTGTTACTTCCGGATCTGTATGAGATTTGCCTGTCATATACTTTACACACTCATACAATCCTGCATAGCCAAGTGATATTGACGAATAACCACCAACAAGTAACTTATCAATGGTTTCACCTTTCTGAAGTCTTGCTAATGCACCGTGTTGCCAAATAATCGGAGCTACATCCGACACTGTTCCTTTCAGTCTCTCATATCTGCACAAGAGGGCTTTATGACACAACTCCAATCTCTCATCGAAAATTTTCCAAAACTTCTCTTTATCTTTACCTGACGATAAGGCTACATCAACAAGGTTGATTGTAACTACGCCTTTGTTGAATCTGCCGTAAAATTTATATTCACCATTTTCTTTGTACGGTGATAAAAAGCTTCTACACTGACTGTTCGGTATCAACAGTCTGGACTATATCTTTGGGAGTTATTATGCTAACTCGCTCACTCCGCACTTCCATCTGTATCATTATTCAGATGTACTCTACTCACTTCATCACACAAAGCTATTTGTGCTATGCTTTCGATAGTCTCTTGACCTTACGCATATGCGTCTTGGCACAGGATAGTTCAAGTCTAAGTTTCACCCCGAAAGTCCCCTGTTAGCACACTACTTAGCTGTCATTTCCTACAGTTCCTATTCGTGTAATGCACACCATTTTGATTTATGTTCACGGAGTTTTAGATGAGCCGTTTAACCCATCGAAGGGAAACAATTTCCTTCTTTTAGCTTTTTCATCACCTTTTCTGAAATGTAATCAGGTACAAGTCGTTTAGCTGAACATTTTGCGGCAAGCTCTGTAAGATACCAATACTTGCTATCCTCAGTAATGTTGTCCTCTTCAAGTACATAAATAAGCTTTGGAAACGCAGGTGTAATCCACACACCCTTTTCATTTTTTACACCCTTATATCTTTGATTAAGTGTTTCCTCGATAATCATAGCGAGGTCATGTTTTTCCTGTTCATTCTTAGCTTCATTAAGATACATAAACACTGTAATAAAAGGAGCTTGTCCATTAGTTGTTAAAAGTGTCTCTACTTGATATTGGATTGTCTGAACACCTTTGTTGATTTCCTTCTGAAGTCTTTCTTCGGCTATCTCGGCAATCTTATTTTCGTCAGTTTCAAATCCACACTGACTCCACTCTCTTCTCAGCTCATCTTTAATGTGCTGTCGGCTAATATCCACAAACGGTGCGAGAGCAGTAAGACTGATACTCTGTCCGCCATATTGACTACTGGCAACCTGAGCAATAATCTGTGTCGCAATTGTACAAGCCGTTGAAAAACTATGTGGTTTTTCAATCATAGTGCCACTGATAACCGTTCCATTCTGGAGCATATCATCAAGATTACACAGGCAGCAATTATAAGTGTGCTGTGCAAAATAATCCTTGTCGTGGAAATGAATAATTCCTTCTCTGTCAGCCTCAACAATATCTTGAGGAAGTAAAACTCTATCAGTCAAATCTTTGCTGACCTCACCTGCCATATAGTCACGCTGAGTAGGAATGATAGTGGGATTTTTATTTGAGTTTTCCTGTTTGATATTCTCATTGCTTAAATCAATCAGTGAAAGGATTGCATCATCAGTAGTATTCTTCTTACGGATTAAACTCTGCTTGTATCGGTAAAGTGTGTATCTTTTTGCCAAAGAAAAACAGCCGTATTTATCTATATATTCTTCAATTAAGTCCTGTATATCTTCAACTGAGTAAATTCTCTTACTTCGTCTGAGCTTATCATAAATTCTTGTAGCGATATTTTTAATTTCATCATCAGACAATGTTTTTTCATGGTTTGCGTGGGATTCACTATTTGCTTTTCCAATTGCAGAAATAATCTTATTGCGGTCAAAATCAACTTCTCGACCATCTCGTTTAATTACTTTCATTTAATCACCCATTCTTCCTGAGAACACCACCATATGTAAGATGACTAAAGTCAAGCAGGTTATGACAATTGTCACAAGGTGTTCGTGATGATTTTTCGTTATGAAGAATAGTTGTGTTCAGATGTTTACAGAAAGGGCATTCAACTACAACCTGCACATCAGGTACACCCCAACACAAGTCCGTGGGATAATATACATATGTACGAACAATGTCATCTTCATTTATGTATGCGACTTTATTTTTTTTGCTCGTGTTTTCTTGCCATTCTTTTTTGCCAAGCTTTATACCTTTAGCCAAACCTCTAATGTAATCAGCAGAACCTTCAATTTTGTGTGGATTATCTTCTGCGTTTGTTACGAATAAAACATCAATTTTATGTGCGTTTGCGTACTCAATTTCCTTGATAACACCTGTTGAATCGTACCATTTTTCGCCTGTCACCCATATTTCATCGCACTCGGCAAGCTGATACAGACAAAGTTCAAGCCCATCCTCATAAGACATATCGTTGTACAGAAAGCCAAACATATGTATCGGTGAAATAAACATATAATTCGGATGTTTCTTTTGCTGTGCTTTAATTATTTCTTCAACCTCTTTGAGATTATTTTTGTCACCACCGTATTTGTGGCTGACATACACTGTTTTTTCAAATTTCTTCATTCAATTCCTCCTAACTTTATTTATCAGCGTTGCTGTTTACAAGCATATACATCACCACCTTTCAAAATGAAATCTCTGTATTGTTATTATCTATTTCGATTTCATCGTCAATGCCAACAGTGAAAGCTTCACAAGTAACCTGATAATCACCTTTCCCATCAGTCACCAAATATTGTAACAAATGGCACAATTCAGAAACCGTCATTCATCTTCCCCATTCCTTTCGTTTACTCCTTATCTATTTTTTACACCGCAACTCAGACAAGGCTTGATTTTTAGTTCAGGTATTTTCATCATACGATTCTTCGTCATATTCCTGTTTTGTACAATTTATAGCGTGATATCCACTAAGTTCAAATACATCACAAAGGTTTTCAGGAATTATATACACAGGACTTGCTATATAACACTCTATTTCATTTGTTTCATTATTAATTAGTTTATAATAATATTTCATTAAATATCATTCCTTATCCATCTTTGCTCCACAATCAGGACATTCATTAGGTATTATCAAATGTGGCAATAATTCATACGGTTCTAAATAATGTCCACATTCAGAGCAATAATAATAATCTCCATCACAATCATAATCTTTTATCCATTCAGCCATTACCATTACCATCCTTTCTCTCACCGTAACTGCAAAAATCATTTAAGTCATTATAGACATACTCACCGTCGCTTAAGTTGTAAATTCGTTTGCATAAAATCATATTTAAATCATCGTCATATTTGCCAAAAATACAATCTTTACACCTGACAACCTCCTGCACATCGGCAATGGGTACTGTATCAAACGATTTTGTAGCATTATAAGCGTAATCGTCTGCTAAAACTTTCTGTGCAGCTTCACGCTCTATATATTCTTTTTCAATCATTGTTTACCTCCATTTTTGCACCGCAGTTAGGGCAATAATTCTCTTTAATTTTTACCTCTCTACCACACTCAATATGAATCCATCCTTCAAGTTGCCCGTAGGCGTCTCGGATTTCTTCCCACTTACCGTGTTTAACCTCTTGCATATCACACACCGTAGCATGATTGGGTTTACTACCGTCAACTTCGATAATATGCTTAACTGTTTCGGCATTTCTCCTTGAATTAAAAAGCAAAGTAAAACTGTTACCATTATAATTGGGTATATCCAACGCATAGTAACCGCAATTATCACGGATTTTTAATTCTTTTTCAATCATTGGTTGCACTTTCTTTCCCAATCCTTTTTCATTGCCTTGCGTTTTTTCGGGCAATCCTTCCAATTGCGATTTTTTCGTTTCCAACGGAAAGAAAAAAGTTTATAGCGTAAGCCTTTGTATTTGATACCGTGATACATATTATTTCACCGCCTTAAAATCAATAATATTTTCGTACCAATTGAAGATGTGGACACGAAATCCGATAACCGTTAATTCGTAGGTTTCGCCCTCCTTTAAAGCACCGAAGACATCAGACGAATTGAATTTCCATCTGAACAATGTATCTGTGTCCTCGAAAACATAAGTCTTTCCGTTTTCATCTTCACCGTAAATAAGATATTTGCTGTCGGTCTGACCTTCGGCAACCTGTGTTGTCACACGCTCTTTATCGGTGATTGTTACGGTGTATGCGTGGTCATTGCTAAAACTTATCACAGGAATAGCAATAACTGCGATAACAACTAATGCGATTGCTGTTAAGCAACCTAAAAAACTTCTATTTGACATTTTCTTTCTACCCCCTCTTAATTAATCTTCAATACTGTATCCTGCCAGTTCAGCTACATATGACTTAATATCCTTAAGTTCTGATAAGATAACCTCCGCTGTTGATACTGTATTTTCCGCTGTCGGCTTTTTCTCATCGGCTCTTGAGTTCCATATATTTTCAGCAAGCAGAGATGCGTTTGTAGGTTTTTCGATTTTATATAAGAAAGTGAAATTGCAAGCTTTACATACAATGTCAACTCTGTTCAAAACGGGGTCATACCCATAACATAAGTCCGTGTTATCACAAAACGGACAACCCTTCTCCAAATTTAAAATTGGTTTTTCTTCTTTACTCATTTATTTTCACATCCTTGTAAAACTCATATCTGTTATCTTTGTTTTCAGCTTTTATTGCAATCGCTAAATCTCTTGTGCTTATTTCGTCTAAACTATTAATACTTTCCATTAATCTGTCAATTAATAAAATTTTTTCACCGTTTGCAACTGCATCAAGCACATCAGAACTACAAACTGCTTCGTACTTCCTCATTTTTTACACCTCTTTCATTAATTTTCTTTGTGAAAAACTCCGCTATCAAAATACTTTTCAAGGCTATCTCTTGTTATCACTCTTCATCTTCCTCAATAGGAATAGGCTGATTCCAGCACTTAGCACAGTTATTATCACAATCATCTATGTCCGTCAGTTCTAAATTATATGGACATACGCCTTTAGGTAGCCCAGTATCATAAAGCTGGACATTAGGATAATGTTCCAAGAACTCACTCAAATAAGTCCTCTGCGGATGTGCATCACTCCACCGCTGAACTATTTCTATTGCTTTTTCAGGGTAAACCGTTTCAAAGTTGGAGCAAAATACGCCTAAGCCATTATTTGAATGGCTCAAAGGACAGTCACTACAATCAAGTTTACAGGCATATCCACCGTTCTTTAGTTTATGTCTTTTCGTCATTCTCAACTTTTCGTTGAAGTAGTTTGTAGTTTTCGTACAATCAATCATTTAATTCACCTCTATGAACTTCATTGTATTTTCTCTTTGTCATATTTTGACTGTCCTTCTACAAACTTGTTCACCCATTCTGTAGTTTCTGGCATTGTTTTGAGCAAGAACACACAGTCTTTAACATCTTCCTCAGTGCGATTTGAGATTACATAGTCAACTTTTTCTTCAATATCTTTAAACTCTTTACGGTCGTTTATAATACGCTCCATAGCTTTTACAGTTCCTGTTTTGCTGTCTTTATATCTTTTCTTCATTCTCAAGAATCTTTCAACAGCAGGACAATTTATTAGTACAGAGTCAATTAGTTTATCGCCTTTGTAATTATTCTTGAAATCTTCAAATCCTCTCGGATCAATTATGTAAAAATCAGCGTCATCAATTTGCTGTTGAGTTGTACAATATCTATAACCGTTAAACTCGGTATAAGCCACGATATTGGTCAGTTTATCAAACTCCTCATCTGTTACAAAAATGTGTGAGTTTGGAGATTCGTTATCTCTTCTTGGTCTTGTTGTATAAGATACGACCTTTTTGCGGTTATATTCCTTACAAACTTTGTCTACTAAGTAATCCTTACCAGAGCCTGAAGCTCCGAGAACTAATACAATTGATTTAACAGCCATCGTTGCCTCCTTTTAGTAACTGCTGAAATAAACATTATCCACCACTGCATACGGTGCTCCAAATGAATGATAATAACTCATTCTGAACGCTTTGACATTATAATCTCTATCTCCACTTAATATCCTTTGAGCAACCGAATAAGACAACTTACTCGGATCTCTTGTGTAAAGAATACCTGCCACATTGAATGTATTATAATCAAAAGCTACTGCTCTCAATCCACCGTTACTGTCAGCTAAATTCATTGCCGTTGAACCTACCAACCATTGACAATACTCGCTACAATTACCCGCTTCGCAATAAATTACTCTTGCCAACAAATCTACCTCATCTGACGATGTGTTATATGTATTATTTGATTTTGTAATAGTTTTTGTTTCTGCTTGAACTTCAACTTTTTCTGTTGGCGGTTCTGTAGGAGGAGAGGTTGTTTTAACCTTCTTCTTGTCTTTTTTAGTTTTCTCAGTTGGTTTTACTGTTGTTGGTTCTGTTGTGACATGCACGGTTGTAGGTTGCGTTGTTGGTTTGGCTACCGTATCTTTGGTGGCTGTATCTCGTGTTGCAGTGTCAGGGGTGGAGATGTTTGGTTCTCCACAAGCCGAAAAGCCAAACATCATACCTAACATTACCCATAAACTTGCTATCTTCTTACCAAATCGGATATAATCACCCTTCCTTAATTTCCCATTTTCTAAATTTATCCACATAATCATCAGTGAAAAAACCTCTAATAATAAGTGTTTGTGGCTTATTTGTGTCTATAAGCATTAATCCAAGTAGACTTTTACCCGACAACACTTCCTTGCCTTGTGCTACCTCAATAATGCCACTCATTAATTCATCTGCTATGTGAAGAAAATCGTCAAAATCATCTTGCTGAAGCTGAGTGTGTAACATTACTGTTCTATGTATTTTGTTTTCCATAGCTTACTCCATAACCGAGCCTACTGCCCACTTACTAATTACTGAGTAAATATCTTTGTCACACACACAAGTAATAGTATTCCAATCAACATTATGTGCTGCTTTGGTTTTTGCTCTTTCAACACCGTTTGCAAGAACAAGACTTGCAAGGAATGATTTGCCACTGATAGACCAATCTTTGCCATTTTCATCTTTACCGATAAGAGTTACTTCTTCGTCAATCTGACTTACAGCCTCTGTAAAATCAGACACATCCTTAAGTGTAACAAGTTCAATTTTTTGCCTCATTCAATCACCTTTCTTAATTTAGCAATTTATATTTTGTTAAATTCCAATACCCCTTTTTATCTTTGTAAATACCGTCTAAAGGCACATAAATTACATCATATTGTTTCAATGGCAATGATGCAAAAAGATAGTGTTTTAATGTTAAACTTCCTTCTTTTCCAGTACCAACCGAACGATACGAAATTCTTTTTGCAAATTCCTCGTTAGTTTGTTTGTTTTTAAGAGGGTAGACATTCTTTACGAGCAGTTTCTGCCTATCTTCAGCTTTGTGTGTGGTTAAATCAATATACCCCAAATATTCTTCCTGTGTTTGAATAATGCGTTTATAATTCCAAGACTTGAAATTCATTTGATTTGCAATAGTTTCGATGCCATTTAGTATGTTATCTATGTTTTGAATAGTGAACGATTCTTTAATAGTGTTATCTTTCTTTAAGTCTGTACTATTATTTTTTACTATGTCGTACAATTCAAAATGCTCTGTTTGTAATACGGACTTCTTAATATTCTTGCGAAATCCCTTGCCGGTAGATGCTCTAAAGAATTGATAAGTTGCAAGTATGTATAATAGTTTCGATTGAACTCCGTAGTGGTCGAAGAAGCCTATTTTAATTAAAATTTCTATTTTAGATAGTCCCACAGAAGTCTCTTGGTCGGAGAGACGAATTACATCTATAAAACTGGTCGGCTGTTGGTTGTAAACTTTAAAAAGTTCTGTGGCGACCTCTTCAGATAAAAACTTAACTGAACCAATACCTTTTGCAATTGCGTGAAGGTCTTTGTTAAAATAATAGTTTCCTAACGAAATTCCGAATTTAGGTAATGTAATTTCAATATCTTTTGCTTTAGCAGCTTTTTCTCCCGTCTGTATTTGTTTATCATTCTTTGCACAGTTTAAATATGCTGTGCAAAACTCATACGGATAATAGTAGTAATAATAAGCACACAAATAACTAATCATACAGTATCCAATGGCGTGATTCATACCAAATTGATAACTGGCACTGTCTTGAATAATCTGAAGAAACTCTTTAGCTTCCAGTTCTGCAACATTTCTTGGAGAATTTGATTTATGACAATAACCTTCAAGTATTGACGGCAATGCTTTAGCCAATCTCTTTTCATCTTTATGTCCGATTGCTCTACGCACATTGTCAGCTTCGCTGCCCGACAGTCCGCATATTTCTTGAAGAAACTTAATTGTGTCCTCTTGAAATATTAAATATCCATTGTTTTTATTAAGCAGTTTATCTATAACCTCTGACGGATTTTTATGAGGTATATGCTTAAATAGTTCCTCTCTGTAAGAAGAACCTGATGGTCTAATAGCAGCCGTGACTATTGCCATATCCAAAATACTTTTAGGCTTATATTTTTTTAAACAATCTATAGCAAATGGAGACTCAAACTGAAAAATAGAACCTGTAGTTTCTAACATACTTTCCCATACATTTTGATCATCCCAATCAATCTCGTGAGATTTTGGATAAGGTAAATGAGCGAATTTGCAAGTTTCACTAATAACTTGCACTGTCTTTAATACAAGCAAATCATACTTGGTCAACCCTACATCATGAATTTCATCCATATCAATCTGAAGAGTACAGTAGCCATCTTTCTCGAACACACCGTAATTGTCAGCTAAAGTAATTGGACTAATAACAATTCCTGCTGGATGTACCGACTGTGCATGCTTAATACCTAACAAGCCATCATAGTAATAAAACAATTTCGGATACTTTTGTCTTGCTAAATCAGGATCGGTGTTAAAACATTGCTTAATTTCTTTGACTTTTTGAATAGAATATTCACACTCACTAAAATCGGTTTTTGGATGGCTTAATTCCCAATTAAGTCGAAATGCTTGTCCTATCAGATCAATAGCAGCCAAATCTTTCAGTGTCGAATATGTAGGAACTCTGGCTGTTTTTGTTTTACCGAATTTATCTATAATATACTCAAACATTTCTGGTCTATCCGATTCTACAACATCAACATCGATATCTCCTACTTCTACTCTGTCTTCATTACAGAATCGAGAAAATACTGTACCCCATTTTTCTGGGTTTAAGTCAATAATATCGGTAACATACGCTGTTCTTGAGCCACCAACTGAACCTCTTGAAAAACCTATTGGTTTTCCTTGATTTCTAAAATGTGAGAGAATTTCACTCATTGAAAGCATAAAACCCGACATACCTACTTTCTTAAAGACTCTCAGTTCTTCAGGTATTGCTTTATCAAATCTATCTTTTTCTTCTGATGAAATAACGCCATTATCAAGCTTCGCTTGATATTTTTGATATACCAATGAAGTAAATTTTTGTTCGTCTTTTTCAGCACTGCCATACAAAATAGGATACTTAATCGATGTATCAAGCATAAACTCTTCGACACTATCTGCCATAACATTGGTGTTGTTAATAGCCTCTATGTATAAAGAACTCGGTATTGCGTCCTGTGTTGCGAAAGCTTTCACTAATTCATCGTAAGACTTATACACTAAGTCCATCTTATCTTCGCCTTCGTAATGTTGTTTTTTAGCATCTAAGATTACTTGCCTACACTCTGCTTTGTAAGAATTAACTGAGTGAGCGTCTGTTGCAGCTATTAGCGGAATATGATATTTCTCAGACAGATATGCTAAATGTCTATTGTATTCAATTTGTTCTTTGCAATTGTGTGGTTGAATTTCGAGATAATCATACCCTTTAACTAATTGTTCATACCATGTATCTTCTACAGGTAATTTATTTAAAGGAGAAGCAAGACAGGCACTTGTTTTGATAATGTTGTCAGACAATGAAAGAAACTCTTCAAACGAGATTCTGCCAACATAATAAAAATGATTTTTGTCAGTTCTTGACAAACTTATAAGCTGGTTGAGTTCCTTAACACCTTCATAGTTTTTCGCAATAAGAACTGTATGATAATTGTCTCGGATTTTGTCTGTATGATTTCTTGTTAAGTAGCACTCAACTGCATGTATATACTTAATGCCTTTTAAGTCACAATACATTTTCTTCTTAACCCAGCCTTGTATATTGCCGTGTTCTGAAAATGCAATTGCATGCTGTCCCAACTCTACTGCTTTATCAACATAATCTTTGTAATTAGTAGCACTGTCTTTAAGAGAATAGTCTGTATGTATATGGTAAGCAACATAATTGTCGATAATATTAATCTTCCTTTCCGAACACTTCACTTGTCTCGTTTGGATGCGGGAAAGGAATAGACTCTGTGTACTTATTCTTATCCCATGCGTATTGTTTTCCAAACTCCATTTCGTTGGTGTAAAATCTACGAGATGGCGGATCGTACCACATTGGAATTGATAAATTCTCCTGTCCTCTCATCCTGTCTTTTAAAACATCCAATATAACATCATAATTTTTAACTAATTCGTCACCAGTTTGCTTTTCATTGGGTTTCACTCTATATAACGAGAAACTTCGATGAGCGAGATCTAACATACCTCCAGAACCACCAATATCATATTTACAAAGGCGAGTAACCTGCTGTCCTTTTCGTGGATGAATAACCAAAATAATAACAACTTGAAATGTGGCTGCAAATTTGGTCAACCAAGACATGAATGCGTTTTGTGTTTCGTTTTTATTGTTGTCGGTAGCTCCAAGATTGATGACCGTAAGATTGTCCAATATGAGCATTTTACAGCCATACTTCCTAACACAATCCTCCATTGATTTTTTGATATTATCGACTGAGTTGTCATAATCGTCTTTATAAATATAAAGGCGATTTTTATAATATCCATCAATTTTAGTACGAGCACTTTTACTAACTTTGTAATATACACTTCCTTTACTGTCATGAAACTGATCGATATTATGTCTACCTGCAAATATAAAATCAATCCAGTTTTTCATCATCGAATTAGGCAGCTCTTTAGAATACAACCAAACAGACTTTTGTTGGTCAAGTGATTGACATATAAACTGTGACAGTAAAGATGATTTACCACTGCCATTAGTACCCGTCAGAATCGTAACTGTGCCATAAAACATTTTCATTAGCTTATTGTCTAACTCTGTAATGCCAGTATAAATACCGTCAATTTGAGAAAGGTCAACATCTTCAATGTCTGAAAAGTCAATAACGCTATCGACAGGCGAATCTTTTGCATCCAGTATAAGTTTTAGCACATATTCTTTTCCAAACCAATACAATGTCTCGTTGAGGTCACTAATAAAAGCTTGACTACCATCTGATTTTGTTACCTTTGTGGGCAACTGTACAATCTTTGTTCGCCAGTTTCCGAGTCTACTTGAAACCTCTTTAATCATTTTTTGTCCCGCTTCATCATTATCTGCACATACAATAATATCGGTGAATTGTTCTAACCAGTCCCAATTATGTTCAATCCAATGAAAGTTTCCAGCCCCAAGCGGGACACTAACTGCATTAGTGAATCCCGCTTCTATAGCCGAAGCACAATCAATTTCTCCTTCACATATTAGCAAAGGACTGTCAACATTAACACGATTCATATTGAACAATATTGGACTTGTATCTGCATCTTTTTGACACCATGTTTTTACTTCGCCTTTGCTTTTATCTATCTTATGGCTTGGTCGGTATTTAACCAAAGTAAGCACATCGTTCGTGTCGTAATAGTTAAACACTATATTTCCATGAGAGTCTTGTCTAATATCGCAATAGTCAATTGTGCTTGGTGATATTTTTCGTAAACCTAAGTATTCTTCGATTTTGTTCTTTGAGTGACATTCTACAGGTTTTGGGTATCGGTACTGGGTTTTAGTCTTTACGCCCATCTCTCCAAACGCATATTTAATGCCTGCTTTTTCAAATAAATACTGAACTGCTTCCAAATATGTATGTCCTTTAATCATATAAGCATCAATAATGTCAGTCGATATACCACATCCGAAACAATGAAAATTATATGTTTTAGGATTGTAAATCCAACTTGGAGTATCTTCCTCGTGGAAAGGGCAACATGCTCTCAAACGACTCTCATCAAAATTTTCAACTTCCAAAATTTGAGCTATTTCAAAAGCATTCTTCTCTCCTAATTTCTCTTTTGCTTTATGAATTTTGTCCTTTTCAATAAGCAAACATAATCACTCCTCAAGAAAATCAAAATCGTCCTCTTCAGTATAGCTTTTAGAACGCTCACAAAACGCCCGTACCGAACAAAGGTTGTTACAAAAGAAATCATCACACTTGTAATTATTGATATTTTTGTCTTTAGCAGCGTACTGCACGAACACTTTATCTAACCAGCATTCTTCTTCAAGAATTTCATTTATGGAAGCCTCAGCCCAAGACAAAGCTTTCTCGTATTCACTCTTATTGAAATCTACGCTTTTCATTTCTCCGAGCTTAAACATATTAAAAATCAATTTTGTGGGATATGTGTGATATGTTTCGTATATGTATTTGGAATACAGGTACAACTGAAAAAGATACTTCCGTAATTCTTGCTCGTTCTTAAAAGCTCCTTTGCTTTTGTGGTCGCAGATAATATACTCGCCATTCTTCTCAAGTATTAAGTCGATAACACCAACAAAGTTATACTCGCCAATTTTGGTTTTAATCTTCTGTTCAACACCGACTACTTGATATTCAGAAAAAACATCCTCAAAACCTCGAAAATATTCAAGACCTATTTGGTAATACTTCTTATTCATATCAACATAGCGATTTTTAGGGAAATCAGATAAAACCGTTCTTTTATAAGCATTTTTGTACCGCTCTTCAAGATCGAAAATGCTACTTTGACCTTTGTAATAACTTTCTAACAATTTGTGACATAAAGAACCCCATTGACTAAAAGCGTTTTCTTCTTGGGGCTTCCTATCAATATATGATAAGAAGAACATACGAGGACAAGTCTGATAAGAATTTATACTGGAAAACGACCAGTACCGATTTTTTAATTGTTTTAAGTTAATCAAAATGGTAACTCGTCCTCTGTTACAGATGTAGTAGATTCTGCCTTTGACGGCGTAGTTATATTTGCGTCATCACCACTTTTGTCACGCTTGTCGTCACAAAACTCTGCATCCTGTATCATAATTTCTACAACCTGACGCTTCTCTTTTTTTTCTGTTTCGTATGTGCGAGAAGTCAGTTTACCATCAATTCCAATCTTTCTTCCTTTTGAAAAATGCTTATAAATAAATTCTGCAACACTTCCCCATGCCACACAGTTAAAAAAGTAATCATCGTTGTCTTTGCCATAAGACCTTACTGCAATTCTAAAATCAACAACCGACTTTCCATTGGTTGTTGTTTTAAGTTCGAGTTCGGTTACAATTCTTCCAATTTCACATACTTTATTCATACTAAACCTCCCATTGTTCAAGTCGCTCAAGCACAATTTTTAGTGTCTCTATATCTGTAATTTTGGTCGGATTTTGATGTCCTGACATATCTGCAATAGAAGCATATAATTTTTTGCTATCAACGCCTTTGGATACCAGTTCTTTACAAATAGACACTACTTTGCCTTTAAGCACATCTAAATCAGATACTTTCTTAGCTTTGGTACGCTTTGCTTCATCGCTCAATTCTTCGCCATACCAAAGATTCAAACCAAGACCAAATAATGCTGCGTTTTTTGTTAGGCATCTCTTAATAGCTTTGTTTACCATCGTAGATTCTACTTGATCGGCTGATACAGACTTATTACGGTTATCCATAATAGCCAACTGCTCTTCTTGAGTTTCCCCATTAATGGATAATAATGTTTCAACCCAACAGGTTTTTCCGTCAGTATGATAAAGATTACCATTATCGTCTCTAACTACGGTATATGACGACCTTGGAAAATACTCTTTTATGTATGCCCATGCAGACGCCCATGGTAAATAATTCATACCATTTTTAGGCTTGACCTTGCCAGACACATCAATTGATGATAATGTTTGATAAATTGACTTGTTGTCAGAAATAATAATTCCCCCTATATATTAATTTTTTGTTAATTTAGCACAATCATAAGCACCACCTCCTTACAGTTTTATACTTTCTAATATGCAAAACTGACTTAATGATTATTTTTTAAAGGCGAGCTGTACCGCCTTTAAAAATCTTTATTAAACTTTACATAAGTGAATAATACTTATCCTTCCATGCAGTGTATTCCGCCTGTATAGTTTTTAGTTTATCTTGAAAATAAACATCTGTTTCCCCATCGTGTTCGGTATAACTCCGAGAACGCATTAGTTCAGCAAATGTAGGTATGAACCCCTGTTGTTCCAATATGTACTGTCTGTAAAACACTCCACTTTTATATAACGAACCATAGGATAATAATTTCGACAAACGATATGGTTTTGATTTGCGGGTTACACGAGTTCTTAAATATTCTACTGTTATATTGTTAAGACGAGTTGTACCTCTTAACAATTCACAACCTTGAACCCTGTCGAATTTACGAACAATACCATTCCTTGTTGTAGTGGTTAAACATTTCAAAGAACACAATTTATTGATCGTTATATAAGCTTCAGTTGGAATCTCGTAGAGCGTGCTATTGTATGCAATAATTTTCTTTTCGTTATTGTTATCTATAGATACATGATTGCTTGTAATCTTTATCGTGTCTTCTTTTGGGATACCCATATAAGCCATCCAGACAAATCCTCTCGACAACAAATCAACATTATCTTCTATTTCCGGTGGAAATACAGCATTGAGTTGAAATTGTAAGTGTTGTGGAGACGAAACCAATACTGTATTAGCATTAATATCCATAGCCTGCAACACATATGAGGATATGTTTGTATCACAAATATGATTCTTATACGCCCAATCTAAGTAACTTCTTAACATCGTGGCATCTCGTTTCCGTGAACCATATGTTTTACTACCTGCTATTTTAACCTGAACTTTCTGAAGATTTTCTTCTGTGAACCGTGAAATGTCTTTTTCAGATTCTTGTTCAAAAATTTCTATACTATTAAACAATGCCGTCGCTAACAGTATATTTTGTTTCGACGATAATGTCGATACAAAAGCCATTTTCGTAGTCTCATTATACATATCATCAGCACCTCGAATAAAATTATATATGTATAATGTATCACATTTGGCATTATTTGTAAACAGAAACAACCGCTGAAAGTTACATATTAACGCATTTCTCTTTGCACTTCACGATTCCATTCGCAAAAATCATAATACTCCCACCCTTCAATAATGGCAATCTTTTTTATTATATCGTAATCATCATAATAAGTAACACCTGCATCATCTAATATCTGCTGATATTCCTCTCTTTTGCGTCCTCGTTCCGATGTATAATACCCAAACAAAGCGTCCTCAATTTCGGACTGTCTTTCTTTATTGTATCTATGTCTGGAATTTACTCGATCTTTAGCCCATTCGGATTTTGAATGATGCAAAGTGGTCTTCAAACCTTCCGTCACTGTTGCCAAACCAACCAATAATAATTCTCCTATCATATATAACACCTCTTCTTATTTAAGTTTTATCCATATATATCCTACTGCCAAAACAACTAAGCAGAGGATTAATTGACCAAAAGTCACGCCATCACCAACCTTTTGTCTGCAAAATCTTGACTTTTCTCCCAAACATGCAGTAGTTCATCAAATGACAAATACGCAATTGCAGAAGAAGCAAGTAAATTTGCTTCTGTGATGCGAGTCATATGATATGAACTGAGTTTTGTAAGTTTTTTGGAGATTCGATCTTTAGAAATAGATATTGGGTTTTCACACAATACTATGCTGTCATACCTAAGACCAGAATTCTTGCTACTAATATACACATGCGTAGGCTGAGATGTCTTTTTTATCGAAGTAGTCAAAGGAAGAACAACAACATTAGGACTGTATTTATTACCAACATCATTTTGAAAAATTACACCCGGTCTTATTCCGCCCTGTGTGTGTCCATCTTGTGGAAAATCTATGAGATATACTTCGCCAATCTTTGGCTTGATTCCTAACATTCAAGCCCTCCTTTCTGGATTTCTTGGCTTTATTATATCACACAGTTCGTAAATGTCAAGTTCGTTTTGCATATTTGTATGCTAAATATTTATCGCCATTGTTAAGCACAATTAGTAATTTTGCACAATTAATATCTATGTATCTTACTCCTGCAAACACTACACTGCTGCTTACAGGTTCTTTTTGATTACTGAATTGTATTACTCTATCATTCAATATCGACCATTTTACCGTATCATAATTTTTGTCGTTGAATACAAAATAATAGTTTTTCAGTACACTCTCCCAATCTTTTAATGCAACTATCATATATATCACCCTTGTATGTAGAACATCTGTTCGATTATTTATTATAACAAGAGAATAAGCTATTGTCAATAGAGTTTGTTATATTGTGCAATTACATCACCTACTAAGTAAATACACTTATCCACCTCTTCAATCGTAGTTCAAATTATTCATATGTGTTCATTCGCCTTTCATTATTATTGTAAATTTTTTCTTTATTATAATCAACCCACAAAATATGGAAATAACATTGACAAAATTTTCCCAATAGTGTATCATCATATTAGGCTTTGAAAATGGGTAGGCTAACGCTGACCATCTTTCGATAGCTTACTTGGTATAGACATCACCAGATTTTCGCAGGTCGGAGTGATGTCTATTTTTTATATAAAACCTTTGTTTTATACATCTTCCGATACATAATGTTCGTACCGTAGTCTACTTAACAATTCTTCAAGCGTAATTGATAGGGCGTATTCTTTGTCTGTCATACCGCCTATAATAGATTTTTTAAGACTAAATCTGCTTACTATCTGTATGTCAGGCGAATTTGCAACAGAGCGAGACGAAATAATAACATAACATTTCAAATCTTTGCCATAGAGCCGAATGTCATTTTCTACTCTTTCTATCATCTCGGCATGATTCACTTCGATTGGTTTATCGTTATTGTCAAACCACGGCATTTAGCACCCTCCTTATTACCGTCTGAGCATAAGCATCAGTTTTAGCTTTCTCGTCAACATATTCCACCTCGGAATTAGAGAGATTGATTTTCGCAATCACTTTACCCTCTTCGTTGGAACTTGTTGTTCTCCAAGCATCAATATACATTATATTTTTATCATAATCAATGAAGTTGCTTCTGATTTCTCTATATTGACTTTTCATAAAACTACATTCCTCCTTATGACGAATCCGTTCTAAAACAAGAATTTTATTTATATTCTACCTTTATTTCTTCAACCCTCTTCAAAATTTGCTGCCACACCTTTTCGCCGTAGATATTTTCCAACAAGGGGCGTGTGTGAAATAACGAAATTATCACATATACACCCCAAGCATTAGCATCAACTTCCTCAAATTGCATTGCATAGGATTTTAGATTATTTTCTTGTGATGGCTTGTAGTTATCTACATTAAACTGTCCGTTTTTTACCTGCCACAAATGTCTCATTTCGTGTGATATCACCCACCATATTTCTACGGAGCTTTCCCATACGGTGTCAATATTAATAGCTATTACATTCTTATCAGGATTAATACCTGCTTTCGTGGTTGGTGTGGCAAATTTATTTGGTGGTTCATATGTAACTGTAGGTTGTTTTAATTTAAGTGTCTCACAATTGAATGTAATAACAGAATCAATAACTTTAACATATTTTTTCATTTTAATTCCACCTTTGATTTTTTGTGTCTTTTTGCATTTAATCCTTCAAAATACCGTTTTCTTTCGGGGGATAATTCTTTTTTGAAATGTTGTTTTGTTAATTCTTTAGCTTTTGTAAGTGCCGTTTCGTTTTGTGCAAAATATTCTAACCACCGAAAATCTTTTTGATTACAGTAAATTTTCATCGTTTCATCATAGATTTTCACCGTGTACCAATGGTCATTATATGTGATGTTAAGGTTTTCTTTAACAAGCCTTAAAGCAGTTTTATTCCTGAAACTGTAATGCCCTTTGTCATCGGCATAACAATTTTCGATGACTTCTATGATTTTATCTTTCATTGTTTTTTTCATTTTAATTCCATCTTACTTAAATAGGATCTCATAAAAATCTTCAGTATAGATACCGTCAGCCTTATCTTGCTCTTCGTACTTTTTAAGTGCTTTGCTTGCATCTTCATAAGTATCGAAAGAGTCAATTAACTCTTTTGTTCCTTCGTAAGCAACCCAATATTTTGGCGGATTTTCGCTGAGAATAATAACCAAAATTTGAGCATTCTTGTCACCAAACCAATCATCAAAATCTGCGGTAACATCACCATTAGCTATGACGGTCATACCATACTCTTCCTCGTCCATAAGTTCTTCATACAGAACTTCTTCATTTTCATTGTACAGATCATTCTCTATATCGTCAGGTGTATAAATGAAATCACTGTGAACACGATGTGTAAAGTCTGTAAATCTGTAGATTTCGCATTCAACATATTGTCCTTTGTAATGTTCTTTAACTTCTTTGATTGTCATAGTGTTTGCTCCTTTTTTATTGCGTGTTATAAGAAATGTTATTCTTGACAACATTTCATAAAAGTGATATTATATAGATACGGAAGTTTGTTTTTTAATTTCTGCTATTGCAGATAAATTTTTATCCTTTCTTCCGTTGTAGTAACCTCGCTTATGTCATAGTGTGCGAGGTTACTACCACATAAATTAAATCGTAATTTTTTTGTATCTCGAAAGCATGCCATAATGGTGTGCTTTTTTATTTTATCTGCTGATTGATTATGTCTGAAATATATGGTAATTCAAAATTGAGTAATTGCGATACTTTGTACGCCGAATTTAATAAAGGTGCTTTTTTCTTTGTATAATAGCAATAAGATGTTGAATGCGAAATGCCATACTCTGCTTCAAGCTTCAAATAATTCTTACCTGCCAAATCAAAAGCTTTACGGAATGCAGAATAAAAACTATGGTTGATTTCGTTCTCTAAATTTTCTCTTTCTTCGGCATTTGTAAACTCTTTATTTTGCATCAACACAAAATAAATCACAACCGCTACGCTATACGGAATGTTTCTTTTGGTTTGCTTATCATTAAAATAAGTGAAAACTGTTTTTTCGCTACACTTCATTTTTTGTGCAAGCACACGATATGTTATATTTTTTTCAGTCATTGCAGATTGGAAGAAAGAAATTAAAATATCATTAATGCTTTGAGAATCATTCATCATATGGTCGCCTCCGATCTAAATTTTGTACTTGTTCTAATTGTTAAGCTAATTCTGCGACATAAATATCCCAAATTTCCCACTCTGCATCCGCATCATAATCCTCTTCATCATCCTCATTAAGAGGGATGCTTTGGATGTACAACACATCATAAGTGTATGTATGAAGTCCATGCTCCAATCCCCAAGTTGTTGTACACTTATCTTTTGAAGATTCAAACAACTTTCGAGCCTCCTCTAAAGTGTTAAATCTGCCGATAACATTATAAGTATCGCCTAAACAATTACCTCCGCAGTAGCACGCATGGTCGGCAAGTTGTTTTGTAGTAAGATTATTTTTACGGTTGCGATATTCCCAATTTTCCATTCTTACTTCATATACTTTTTTCATTTTGTATACCTCCATTTTATTTGCTATCTTCAAATGGCTCTCGATAAGAATAGTGATTCTCTGTACAGAAAACACAACCCCACCAGCAGTGTTGTTGTCCACAAGGTCTAACACCATAGCCATCGTACCCTGCATTAAGCTTGCAACCATCACATTCGTCTTCCCCTGTGATTGTACAATATCCTTTCCCATCTGGGCAAGGTCTATATATATATGTGTGTGTGTCACCAGTTTTCCTTTCAACAAAGACTATCTCGCAATTGTCTGTATCGTAAGTTAAAGCAAAACCATCTGTGAAATCTAATGCCTTATTGTTTTTCCAGATTTGCCATTCCTTTACTTTTTCAAATAGTGTTTGCCAATCACCATTTTTGAAAGTTTTTCGGTCAATTCCATACATATCCACTGTATACTCATGACCGCTTGCCTTGTCGATGACTGTAAGAATCACAACACCGTTCTTATAATCAATACAAGCGTTGCCATTTGACAAATATTTTGGTCTTAACAGCATATTATATCCTCCTTATGTTTTACCAATTCGACATACTCATATGCCAATCATCGTATCCATTGTATTGTGTATCAAATCAATGTTTGTTTGGATTTCAAACCGTTCATCTTCTGTTGTTGTATAGGCAATACCGATACATTCAAGGTTTGAAAAGTCAACATTCTCTGTTCCATATTCTTCTTCGCAAAAATCAGTTATCAACCGTTTTGCATCGTCAATTGTATATTGTCTCATTTTGTATTCTCCTTTATTATATCATAATATCAACAATATTTCAAGTGAAACTCGCTAATATTTTATTATTTTCCACAATGTTAAGCCAATCTATCGGTTCTTTTGTTCTCCTGTTTGTGAGTAAACCTTTTCTCAGTAAGGGCAATAATGTATTAAGATGAGTTTTAGCTTCGATATATGTTCCAAACAATCCGTAGGGTACATATGTGTCAGTATCTTCATTATAACCATTAACACTAAATATGCTCTCTATCTTGTCCACTTTACGCACTCCTTTTTCTTTATCGGCATTAAAATGCCGTCACCTCTATCTGAAGAAAAGTATATTGGACTTGTTTCCCATTTATCTTCATTAATTTTAGCTGTCAGATTCTGCCAACCTAAAACCTTATAAATAAGTAACATATATTCAGAATTTACCATAGGTAGCCTTTCACCGAAATCATAAATAACAAATTTGCGTCCTCCACTTTTACTTTGTATATATTTATATCTTCTGGCTCTTCTGATTGCGTACTCTTTAGCGTCCTGAATATAATTCTTATAATCTGGCTTATAATCTTTGGAGTGCTGGATATAATCCTTTAAGTATTCCAAACTTAACAAATCTAACTGTTCAGTGTTTTGACAAGCCGACAAGAACAAATTATCAACACTGCCGAACGGAATGCTTGCTTCTGAAACAGGTAAATGTTCATTTAATCTTATCGCAATACAGTTTGATATAATAATCTGCCGACCTTGCTTGTCATAGAAACAACCTGCATAGTCTTTTCTCACTTTTGATGTTAGTTTAATAATCTTATTGGCTGCACTTGTAGCATTTCTTAATTCTGTTTTATTCATCATATGATTTCCTCCAATCCACAAAACCGCATTTATACCCCAAACCGTATAAGAATGACATATATGCAATGTCCACAACCGCCTCAAAATGTTTTGAGTGTTCGGTTATTTTATGACAACATAATAATTTATTTATTACTTCTATGAAAGATAGCTTTTCTGTTTCTGATAGTCTACCCCATGTCCAAGATTTTATATAAACATTATTAAATAAATCAGTTTTGATTATATCCATTTCTTGCACCTCCTTAAAATATCGGTTTTATTTTTAGTCGTCATCTTCTATACATTCATTGTCTAACCATTCATCAAAGCAAGGATAAATCATTCCACCTTCAAATCCTGTATCTTCAAACAAATCAAATGCATCCCAAATATCAGGACTTTTATCGTAAAGACAACCTTTAAACACTGGCTCTTTTGCCTGTAACTCCTCATAACAATCGCTAATTTTACTTAAAAAATCTATTAGAGAATAACCGTGTGCAGCCATCCATTTTAATTGAAAATCATGATACTGTTTTATAATTTCTCCTTGCTTATTTAGTAATGCCTTTACCATTTGTGCGTTACCGCAAAATATGTCCATATACCTTTCAAGATTTTTTTGATAAAAACGTCTTTTGTCCAGACTAATCAAGACATTAACAGCATACTCAAAAATCGACATCTCATCATCACGCCCACACAAAGATGTAAAAATATCTTCGATAGTTCCATATTTATCCAGCATTGAAGAATTGATTACCCGATCAATATCGTTGTATATTTTCTGTATTTTTGATATATCCATACTTTAATCCTCCTTATTTTCGTCAATGTACTTACATACAGTTAAATAAATATGATAAATTTTATCTTGACACCATGCCATATCTTCATATACATCTTTCATATCATAAGGTGCTCCATTGCTTCCGTGTCCATCTGAATCTAACCAAAGATATGTTTCAAAAGATACATCAAAATTATCGTAATAATCATAAATATTATTACAGAAACATTCAATGTTATTTCCTTTCTCAATTGATAAACTACAATCCTGTCCTTTAGGTGAGAAAAAAGATAACTCTACATAAGCACTTTCGTCATCTTCAGATATTTTTATATCACCGCTTATAAGAATATCAATTAACTTATCTGGTAATTTATACATACTTTATTCTCCTTCTTTCAAAAGTTTTTGATTGTCAAAAATATTCCCAATGACTTCATCGGCATTACCTAAATGATGAGTGACTGTAGATGATATTACTTTTCCCGATATTCTCTGATGTAACTTCCAATCAACCAAAAATTGACCGTTTTGATATTTTACGATTCCCACAAATTGAAAATATTTATTTTTATTACGAACAATGTCTCCTTCAAAAATTTTCTTACCGTTCTTATCGAGCATATTGGTGTACTGCCCGATTGTTTTGTAATCAATTTCGATACCACTTATGCCGTTTGTATTCGTCATTTCTGCGGGTAATTTTTTAAACTGTTCATCATACAATTTTGTAACTAACCCATACACCCATTCGCCATTCTGGTAGTCTGTTCGGTGATAACCTTCGTCACGGTTTATCGCTTTGCCTCTAAATAATATTTCTCTCATTACTGTTTCTCCTTAATTTCTTAATATAATGTTATATAAACAAGTTCGAGCTATAAAAGTGCCGTTTTAATCTTCTCTGAATATATATTCAAGTTCTGCATATCCAACCGGAATATCATCTTCAACGGATATTGTGCACCAAGCCCAACCGCCAACTTGATCTTTATTGATGCCATAATAATCTCCACCACCCAAACCGTTGCCTACGGCTGTCAATAACGGCAATGGATGTAAAATCCAATCGTTATTATTACATCTTGCTTTATACTTGTCACAATCGAGATACGCTCCTATTGTATGATTAACAAGATACTTACCATCAAGATACATTTCATCCTGATGTATGCTGTGTTTTTCAACCTCATCTTCCCAAGCAAATTCAAAGAGTGTCTGGTTGATTTCTTTAGAATAATCACCTATCCACGCCACTTTACAGGGATTTTTATATAACAATTTTGCAATTGAAGAAACAAATGGATTATACCACCACGAATGTTCTGTCAATTTTGGCATTGTGTACTTGCCATCAACTCTTTTGTTGTATGTGATTATTGTATTCTTATTCTTAATTACAACATTATAATACTGTCCCATAATTAAATCTCCTGTACATCTACAATTGTTTCAAGCACTTTGTACAATACTCTGTATCCTTCTGGATTATATGATTTTTTAGCTGTTGCTAATAATCCGAGCAAACCGTCTGCACATTCCATTATAGTTCGTCTGCTTGGATTATTAAAAGCAATCAAACACAAACTTTCAGCTACATCTTCTGGATAGTGTTTTACTGTAAACATACTTAAATCTCCCTACACATTTTCTTTGCGGTTGGTACGCCATACTCTTGAACAAGATTCCAAAGCACATCCAACCCTTGTATATCTATATGTAAAATTTCAACCAAATCTACAACACCTTGCAACCAAGCTTGTGCTGTTTCGTCTGCAATATTCATAAATTTTCCATATATCTTTTTACCAGCGTCTGACTTTAAAAGAACAGGCAAGCCCTTAAAGCAATATGCGTCAAGTAAAAGCATAATTAAACCTCCTTATACCACCACGGAATACACAATATAATTCTTATAGAATTTTATAAATAACATACACAATATATACTTCTGTTCTCTGAATTAAGAAATGAATTCCGTATTTATTTGTGTAACGGAAATATTTTATTGTTCCGGGACGACTATCCCCACTAAACACAATATAATTACTATGTTCTTCTGTTACGGATTTGCGTTTGGCATTGTTAATGGTTGTAATTCGTTCCATAGTGCGTTCCATAGCGTTAATGCATTTTCTATCGTTATAGCGGAATAAGCTATCTACTAAAATGGTTTCATTATTTGACAAAGTTTCAATAAACTCCTTTTTAGTTATTTGAGTCATAGTTAAACCTCCTTCAGTTCTTCCTCTAACTCGGCAATGTTTTCTTTAATTTCTGCAATATCATTGATTAAAGAATTGTGATCGTCTTTGTAAGATTCTATCCAAATTCTCTCACACTCGATTTCTGAAACATCTTCACAATCGGTGTTGTAATCTTCATCTAAATCTTTTAAGTCATCTTCTAAATCAGCAAGCTCTGATTTAGCTTCTTCGATTTCAGATTCAATCTCCGATTCTGTTCGTAAACCCACCCATTCATAAACCGTTTCTGCGTCAAACCACAATAAATCATTTAACTCTGTTTCATCAATTCCTTCAGGGTAGTTTTCTTCAAGAACACTTTCTAATTCCTCACACTTGCCTTCACGGCGTATTCTGTCAAGAGTATTAACTGCTCCGCTCCAAGCTTCAAATGTATTTAAGTCCAATTCACTATATATGCTCATTTTTTAACACTCCTCTTCGTGCCAATGTAATCCTCTTGCTTCATAAAGAGGCATCCAGTGTGCTTCGTAAAAATCATATCCTGCTCCATCAATGCCAAAGAAATACCCGAACTCTCCTGAGTAAAAAATTCTGAAACCACATTCTGACATTAATTTAATGCCGTCGTAGTCTGACAACCATTCATCATCCAGACCATCGCCAAACGACCACATCGTTCCCCACATCGGCAATAAGTCATACCTTTCAACCTCAAAATCAGAAATACTTAAAGTGATTTCTGTTCCATCATCAAGGTTAATTGTATAATCATTATTATCAATATCGACCACCTCTCCATATGTTTCCGAATCAAAGCAATACACTCTATCGCATACACGAGGCGTTGTAACCTCCTGCCAGTCATCAATATCTATTGACATAAGTTTTGCAATAATACCACTGTCAATAGCATTAAATTCTCTTACCCATTCATGAGCTGCATCCGATTTTGTAATTATTTTCCGTAACATTATAATTCCTCCTTAAACTGTTCTTTCAATTCGTCAACAACTACATTTATCGTATGTCTGAGTACATAACATCTAATCACTACATCAATCTTTTCAAAATCAAGAGTATTACCATATATGTAGTAATTAAAACTATCTCCAAAATTATCAAGAGCTTCAGAAAATAAATCCCAATTAGTATTAATATTTTCTTCAGCTTTTGCTCTGTTCATCGTATAACTTCCAGAACCATTACCTGTAACTGAATCTTCAAAAAACAAATCATCATAAAGCATTTCCTTAAACTTCTCTTCATCATTTCTAAGATTTGTTACAATCTGTTCATTGCTATAGTTATCAAAAATAGCTGTTACAATATCATCGTGTACAGCTTCATAATAATTGTATTTGCTCATCTGTATTTCCTCCTTAATATCAATGGAATGTTAGTTTTATTTACTGCTTTACAAAGTAAAAAGGAATACCAGACTGGTATGGATATAAAGTAAATGAATTATCACCCCATAGCCTCAAAGCGTGACCTCCACCTTGTTTTTTGATAACTGCACGATATTTTCCATTTTTAATACTTTGCTGTTCCTCATAACACATATGGTCAAAATCTGTTTTGAATAGCATATCAATTTGCGCCGGTGAATATCTAAATTTATAATCAATGATTTTCAAAATCAAAGACTTTTCTGTTTCTTTAATATCAACGGTCAATTCATAGCCATCCCATCCGTCCTTATCCGCTTTATATATTCCATGTTGTAACATTTTACATTTCATTGCTCCTTATAATATTACTTTATTTGCTGTAAATCAGTTTGTCGGCTGCTGCGATAAATTCTACTATGGCTTCTCCGCCAATGAGATAATTTCCGCTTTTATTGTAAATATATTCTCTGAATGCTTCCGTGCAAGCATTCACCCTCTGCCACTGATTTTCATTTTCCAAAAGCCATTTGATAATAGCTATTTTCAATTCCTTTGTCATTTTATTTTTCCTCCAATACATAGCCCTGATGGCAATATCCTGTTACTTCTGATAGATAGTCCGATATTTCGTCCTCGTCTGTCATTCCTTCAGGTATATCAATTTCTGTCGGCAATTCTCCGTCATCATCATAATCGGTATCCCATAATATGTTTGTTGCTTTTAACATTGTTTTACCTCCTTAAAATTCTTCTTTTATATGTACTTTCTGCGTGTCTAAACTGACAGTAATATCAGGTTTGATTGTATTAAATATAAGTCCTTGCTCTTTGCAAAATTCATAACATTTGTTATAAATATAAACTTCATCAAGTTCGATTTCGTCATTGGTTTCTGATTCATCGTAGTAGTCATTTAAAATTCTGTCTGCCAACTTAGAAATCTGATTTATTGTAATAGAATTATCAAACTCAAAGCTCATCTGGTTAAGCGTGCCACAATCACAATCCCATTTTTCAAAACAAATAATTTTACTCATTTACAACACCTCATTCTTTTGTTTGCACCAAAAGCAATAATCACCACAGTCATACACAAAACGAACAACATTACCTCTTTTGTGAGACACAATGCCGTTGATGTCACATGGATATTCCCCAGTGTTATAGTTATGGAACCGCTCTTGCATAATACAAGCAATTAGAACTTGTTTTGCCGATAGTGCAAATGTGTGTTTGTTTACTGTACCATCGTTCAATATCTTGTAAACATCTGTCATATTCATTCCTCCGTATCTAATAAATCTTCATACTCATCAAGAACCTCAGATACTGCTCTTTCTACAACATAACATCTTACTATGCCATCTGCATATGCCGGTTGTCCTGTCAATGTCTGTTCAAAATCTAAACCAAACACATTCACTGCCTTGAATAGCAAATCAAAATTGTGACACAGATGTTCTTCGGCTGTCCAATTTTCAATGTCTGCGAACTTTTTATTTGCTTGCACTAACAAAGGATTCATATATTCAGTTAGTACCCCATTACCAATTATCTCTTCTTTTTCGTCTCTGCTTATGTATTCCAGAATTTTTATATTATCTCTAATATAACTTCTGACATTTTCTTTAACTGCTTCGACATAATTGTATTTCTCCATAGATGTCTCCTTACAACAAAAAACAGCGAAGATTCTTGTCTTCGCTGTTCCATTTCTTATTCATTTGCAAATGCTTCATTATACTGACGCATAAATTCAAGCTCCATCTGTTGAGTTTTGCTTGTTGCTCCTAATTGTGTATAATCTTTCGCAATAATATTGTTCTTATACACCCCGAAAAAATTCATATTACAATAATCAGAATTTATATCAGTGTGATCGTAATTATAGCTATCTGCATAATAATACGCATAATCAGCAATCGCATGAACAATTTTACTATTTTTCTCCCAAGGTGAAGATTTAAGACTCACATTAATATAAATATCATTGTTTGTGACTTCCCAATGACAATCAGGAAATCTCTGAACCAGATGACTTCGTATTCTATTAGATATTAGTAAATTATTATGTATATGATATTTTTGATAATTGTCTGGTATACTATCAGTTTTAGTTAAAGCAAACATATTTACTTAAATTCCTCCTTAGTCTTTGGCATTTCTAAATATAATTATATTTCGGTTGGGAAAAATAATTATATTTCCAGTCATGATTTTTAACCTTTCTAATACTTTACTTTAAGTAAAGCAGTCTTTCGACAATGCAAATGCCAAAGGGAGAGCGTACTCTCCCTTGTTTCAAATTCTTATATGTATTTACAATTTACAATCCAGTCTGTTCAGCTTTATACTTAGCAATCATATCTTGTGCTTTTTTAATGGCGTGTTTTTCGTCTGGAGCATAAACATATACACTGCGAATTTTACCCTCTACCTTTCTTATGATTTCCTCTACATTGTAGTCACTTATTTCTGCTGTATTGCTAATAGGATTATACACCCAACAATAGTTTTCTTTACCGTTTTCGCCATCCTCATATACTTCAATACAAGCTTCCCCCCAATAATCAGAGTAAGCTTCTTTATATCGCTTTGCTTTTTTATAATTGGTCGTTGTATTACAAATATGATAGTCTGAATATTCTCCTTTTGTAATAATATAAATTTTCATACTTTCACTTCTCCTGTTAATTACGCAATATCTGTTTTTATCTGCTTATTTTACTGCTATAAATGCAATTATTAAAGGATAAAAACGGAAATCACGGTTTTAGCTGTAAAACTATACTTTTATCCATTCATCATTCTTTAAAGTCTTCCCTGTCTGTTCCTCATATGTATATGTATCACCTTTCCACATTCTTAAATCGTTATGGGCAGCATCAACTGTTGCCGCAAAATAATTCCAACTTTCATCCTTTTCATATACACCGTTGAACCTATTGCGGAATCCGAAAATTCTTTTTGCAAATCTTCCACAACTACAAAATGAACCGTACTTATTAGAATGATGCCTCATAAAATTCAAAATATCATCTTCAGATACGGACTTGTCGAATTGTATCCAGAACATTGACTGATTGGTTTTATTATGTCCTTCACAAGACATTACTGTAGATAACCCGTTCTTATTAAAAAACTCCACGAGTGGAATTACTGCTTTGTCCAATCCTTTACTCAGCCACTCTTTTTCACCCATGTTGTATTACTCTCCAATATAAATCAAATTATCAATATATGCTCTATCAGTTCCTTTGAGTATAGGCATATGTTCATCAACATACCATTGAGAATGACCGTCATTTGTCGCCCGTTTAATACAACTGCTTCCTCTTTGCTTATATACACATAATTTATCCCAATCATGTCCTATACTTAGTGTCATACTCTTGATATCTATAGTAGATTTCTTATACAATTCCCTATCGGTAAAATATGCTCTACCGTATGCTTGTATTGAATTTCTCATTGCATCAAGTTGCCGCCAAAAAATATTGTTACACACTTCTTCTTTTGGAATGTTAAATACACGAGCATCAAATGTAGCTCCTTTTTGCATAGCTTTGTAATACACCCGTTCATAATCCGTTGTTGGATCTGTATATGTCCATACATCAGTTATATGTCCTTCGCAAAATCCACTTAAAAATTGGTTAAAGTATAATGTCGCCATGCTTGCTGCAACACTACACATTTTTTGAACATTATATTCAAACCATGCGCCTGTTTCCAATGTTTGGTAATCTACAAGCACTATGGTAATTTCATCAGATTGCGTATACCCAAACACACACCCTTGAATATTTTCACAGAGACATTGCATAGTAGTCTGCATAGCTCTAATCATAAAATTATCAAATGGCTTCTGAAATCCTTTAGTAAATGTATGAAAAGCTTTGCCGTCAACTCTGATTATTACAGGAGTTCTTCTTGTGAGATATGTTCTGTTTACATTCTCATATCTTTTCATTCTGTCACCAAGACTATCTTGCATCTATATCGCTCCTTAATATTTAGTTCTTTGTATTTTCCATAACACTTCCACAGTGTGGACAATAGTTGCTATACATTGGATTATGAGAGGCGTTCTTTCCAGTAAACCACTTACAAGCCGAACAGTACACTTCTCCTTTACAATATGATTCACGACTTGCTAACCACCTTGCAGTGGTGCGTCTTGATTTTTTAGTATCAATAAATTCTTCGGGCGAATAAACTACACACTTGTTACCCGCACTTCCCGTCTGAGGCGGCGAACAAAGTTCGTTCTTTGCTTTGCACATCGTCTCTTCTTGGTTGTAATATTCACAAGTTAAACAACTATGATTTTTCTTTCGCCATTCGTCTGGTGTGACTTGTACCATTGCGTTTTTTCTTGTCCCTTTCTTTAAAAGCTTAAACATTTCGTTTTTAAAACTCCTCTTTTATTTGATTATTCTTACGCCTGAATGAACGATTTAAGTATCTTTTACACCAAACAAGATGTTTATTTGTATGACAAACATATCGTTTATCACGCACATCTTCTTGAAACCATTTACCTTTATCATTCACCCTCTTGTGGAGACTTTTCTTCATTATTATCATCACCATTCCTATCATACAAATCGGTATGAGCAAAAATAAGTGCCATTACAGTAGCTGCAAAACAACCACCAAATATCGCTCCAATGACAAAACATACAAACTGTAACATTGTTTTACTCCTTCCTTAACAATTCATTACCTTTGACGCCTCTGTAAAGATTTTTGAAAAACCAGCGGTACAGGTAACTGCGGCTCTTTCAAACTGACGATCAATAAGTTTGTCGTAATCTGTAACAACACCGCCTGCCTGAACCATTTCAAGCGCACAGTTTTTGTCAAGACCGATAATCTTACCGCCCTCAAGTTCGGGAGTGTGAAAAAGGCTTGCACCGAGAGGTGTAAATATTCTGCCCGTAGCCTGAAAATCAAGACCTGCGTTTGAATCCTGAACCTGAAAATCAAGACCTGCGTTTGAATCCTGAAGTTGAGAGAGCGAAAGAATCTTCTGCATTTCGGGGGTTGACGCAAGAATTGTGTTGAGTTCATACGGGGCAAGCTCTGTCCAGAGTTTTAAAAGGTCTTCATGTGTAATCTTGCCGCCTGTTGCAACATCAAGTGTGCCGGCGGGATTTTCATTGCCGTCACCGTTCACAAGCACATCAATCGCATCTTTAAGCTGTGCTCTTGCAATATATGCGCCAATCTGATTGAGTGTTACGGTAAAGAGGTCAAGACGCTGAAAGCGAAGCGCCTCATATGATGCAACAAGCATTCTGCCACGCTTGTGAAGCTTAACAAGGTTTTCTCTTGTCTTAACCTCAGTCTGCGGAATCTTTGCACCCTCACCGACGAGTTTAAGACTCTTGTCATCCTCACTCGGAACAGATGCAATACTGCGGTAATCCATACCCTCAATGTCTGTCACGGTTGCCACAAGATTTGGGAGAATATCCGCTCTCTCCATGCCCTGCATAACGGCTCTGCTCACATATTCGGGGAAAAGTGCCGCAGAGTTTGAACTCTGAAAAAACTTTTCAACACAGTCGCTGTTTCTGCCCTTAACCTTAATGTCAAAGCGTTTGAGCTGACGGGAAAATGCGTCAAGTCCCTCAAGTGCAGTACCTCTGTAATTTTCTGACGGATCAAGCTTTTCAAGTGCGCCCGAAATTCCGCCCTTTGTCTGATACATACCCTTTTCAATTGTAATATTTTCAAAATTTGCCATAATATCTTCCTCCTTTTGCTAAGGTAACATTATTCCGCTCTTTTGCTAAGTATTTGTAACATTATTCTTAGCCTTGATATAGTCCATAATATCGTCAATGTCGGCATGAAGCCAAAATGATACATCGTCATCGTTAAAGTGAGGACATTTGTATGTTGACTTGCACCATTCATTAACTCCATCGTTATATCGACATACTTGTTTATGTAGACATGACATACACTTACTCAACCTTTATCCAATCCTCCTTATTAACCACGAAAAATACTTCTAAACTCTTCAGGAGTGATTTTGCCTAATTTCATATCAATATATGCGGGTAAAGTTCTGCCATTAATAGTAGTCGTATCATAGAGTCCCGCAGCAATACGGAGAACAGCTTCATCAGAACACATATGTTTTTTAGATACCTCACTACAGATAGCTCTAATCGACTCTTGATGATGAAGTAACTGTTCAATAATGTAAATCAATTGCTCATTTGATAAACTTTTTATTACTTGTTTTTCACAATCTAACATTATACAGCCTTCCTCTCAGTTTTCTTAATTACCTCTCTGTAATCCTGCTCAAGAGCATTCATATACGCTTTTGTAGTTTTTATGTAGATGTCAAGGCTTTTTATTCTCCTTTCAGCCTTCTTTAATTTTTTATGATTTACAGCAATACAAATATCGCAAGCGATTGCAATTATTACCGCAACTGCCGAAACTATAATTGATATAATTGTCGTTATATCCACTTCTTACACCTCCTTAATGTTTATCCCATACATTTAAGCCAGTTGATTGTATTTAGCATCTTTTTCTCTAATAAACAACCGACACCCGTTATAGTACATTTTATCTATTACATAGGTAATAGCTTCGTCTTTGGTGTCAAAAGTATTAATGATAGTTAAAGATTTTGGTTTGAATGGGTGTTGATAATAATACACTTCCCACATTAAAAAACAACACCTCCTTAAAATATGTATTTTATTATCCAATCGCACCAAGTCTCTTGGTGGTTGACAAGTATTGTGGACAAACTGATTCTCTATATACAGGATTACTAAAAGCTCTAATCGAGTAAATGTCGGTTTCAAAAACACAACCACACATTCTACACTCAAAACTGACTATACTGCCATCCTGATGAAACAACTTCGTCACACAATCTGTACCGTTCTTAATAATCTTTACCATTACATTACTCCATTCTCATCTGCGCTCCATTCGTATGCCTCATACGGGTTCACAAGTTCACCGCAACAAAGCTTTGAGCTGTAAACCTCGCCCTTTTTGTGAGTGCACATCGCAATGTCCTCACCGCACACATTACACACAACCCTGCCAACGGCACAGCCAATGCTTACTTCCTTGATAATTCCGCTGTCAATCGCAAGGATGATATCCCTGTTGCTCTCACAAACGGGAAGATATGCCCTTGCCTTGAGCCTGTAGTAATCGTCACCCAAAGTCGTTTTCTGACCGTCAATTTTCTCAACCTTACAGCTGAAAATTCTTGCCGCCAGATTTTTGGCGCTTGGATTGTGAACAATAATTCCTGTCTTGCCGACAAAAAGCTTTTCAAGCTCATAAAGCGAAACTGTTGTAAAGCGTTCGCCGTCACGGTCAACATCGTTGTCACACAGCACAATTGAGAATAAGTACACATCATTTTCATCTACCGTAATTCTTGTGTAGGTGTTAATAAGTTGTAAATCGTCATCGGTCGGTTTGATATTCTTTTCGGTCAATATTTGTTTCATATAGTCAATCACCTTTCCCTAAAACGCATTCTTTGGTATTAAGCCCAGCAGCACCTTTATGGTAAACTACTTTCATTTTTACCTCCTACTCAATTGTTTCTAACATTTTAAGTGTATCAAGGATTTCTACTTCATCGTTTGTAAATACTACATTATCTATATCCCAATCTAACATAGAGGTGTCAACACCCTCGTTTTCCAACTGATAGCTAAATAATTGTTTGTCAGAATGCATACCGCAATCATCCTTATACATTGTAAAGTCATATACTTTGTCCCTAAAAGTAAGCTCATATTTGATTGTTTCATTTTCATAAGTTATCGCAAATTTTGCCATTATTTAACCCTCCTTAACTTCCATTAAAAAAGTATTTCCATAATTTTTTCTACCTCTTTTTTAATAAAACCGTTTTTCCATATAAACTCTATCATAATTATTAACGGAAAAATAGGCATTATAAATGTTCGTGAACAGTCTTGAGGTTTTACGACTATATTTGCCAACTTCATAAACAGTACGCTCATAAACAAAACCTAATACAGTTGCATTTGTGTTTTTAAATGCGATTATTGGCATAACCCAATAATCAACATTACATATGGAAACATTAACATATGAATCCATTGTTATAAAATTGAGATAATGGTCTTTCACCCATTCAATATTGTGTCCTTTACATTGTAAAGCATTAACAATTTCATTTGCTGTGATGACATCTAACATAATTTTAACCTCTTTTTTAATTTTTTAGGTTTTACACCCGACACTTCGCCAATACTCATTGATTTGATTTTTTCAAAGTTTATCATTCTGTATCACTCCTTATTTCAACATACTTCGGCAATGAAAGTATGTATGTTTTTTATAAATTTTTGCTCCGCAAGGTTTGCCGATAACTCTGAGAGGTCTTGGTAAAACTTCATCATCTTCACAATAATATTCATCAATGGCATAAAAATCATAATATTTACCGAGGGTTGTTCCGTTCATTTTTCACCGTCCTCAGGAATAAGCCGATTCCAGCATTTAACACACGCATTGTCTACTTCGCAATTATCTAAACTCGTTGCCCCTAATTCATGTAGACATATACCTTTAGGAGTTCCGTCATCATTAAGCGGAGTGTTTGGAAAGATTTTCAAAAGCTCCGTAAGATATGTCTTTGGCGGGTGTGCATTGCTCCACCGCTGAACTATTAAAATTGCTTGTTCGGGGTAATGTGTTTCAATAGTTGTACATGTCATAAATTTAGGCGCCCCGTTATTTTTACCGCTTAATGGACACTTATCGCACTTAATTCCGCACACTCTTGTTTTTTTCGTCATTCTCGCTTTTTCACTAAAATAGTTTTTAGTGATATTACAATCAATCATTTTTTACACCTCTATACTATCTTGTTTAAATGTTGAATTTATTCGTGGTTTTCCTCAGTTAAACTCCAATAAAACCTCACTTTTATTTAATATATTCCCAAATATCTGGCAAATTATCAGGTATAAACTCCAAATAGCTCCTAAGACACCACCAGCCAGAATCCTGCTTAGATGCTCCGTTACAATCGTGTAAGTAACTGTGAGGATGCGAAAACTCAACAGCTATCTGAGTACCATTGCCTGTCACGGTACATACTCTACCTGCTGCTTCTACATACGGAAAATCAGGATAGTCTGCAAGTATTGTCGGAAGTATTTTAACCCTATCCCCAACTTTAAGAAGTTGGTTTTTCTCTACGGACATTATCAATCACATCCTTCGTATTATTCTTTCCAAAGTTTTGGAGTGCCATCTTGATTAACCAGCAAAGTCATTGTTCCTCTGTTATATGCTACTTCTGATAGTGCGTACATTACTTTAGTTTCAGTATCATACACTATCCCTGAATCTAAGCAACTATTCCATCCCACACGCACGAACATATTATCTATTCTGTCTGATGTTTCGTCTGTGCTGTTTACAGATGTACAACCAATCATTAACATTGAGATTGTTGCAATAATCACAACACAAGCAAGTATTCTTTTCTTCATTCTTCCACCTCTACAAATTCACCGTCTCGTAAAGTGTAATATGTATCTGCTTTAATCTTTACGCCGTCAACTATTGACATCTTTGCTCCAACAAAAAACCAATCGCTCTTAAATTTATCATATTTCCATTCAGCACAAACAATATGAGCACCAATACAGCCTTTTGCCTTGCTTTTATAACCCCACGCTACTGCAACAGCTGTAGAATTATCAGCCGAGGATGCACCCTTATGTCCTGTAGACGAGGACACACCGTGATCTCCTGTAGCCGAAGATGCACCCTTATATCCTGTCGCCGAAGACACACCGCCACTTCCCGTAGCCGAGGATACACCGCTATCTCCTGTAGCCGAGGACACACCGTAATCTCCTGTAGCTGAAGATGCACCGCAATATCCTGTCGCCGAAGACACACCGCCACTTCCCGTAGCCGAGGATACACCGCTATCTCCTGTAGCCGAGGACACACCGTAATCTCCTGTAGCTGAAGATGCACCGCAATATCCCGTAGCCGAGGATGCACCCTTATATCCTGTAGCCGAGGATGCACCGTAATCTCCTGTAGCTGAAGATGCACCGCAATATCCCGTAGCCGAGGATGCACCGTAATCTCCTGTAGCTGAAGATGCACCGCAAATTCCCGTAGCCGAGGATACACCGCTATCTCCTGTAGCCGAGGACACACCGTAATCTCCTGTAGCATCCTGCATTGTGACGGTTTTGGATTTGGTAAAATCTATTGCAGCCTGAACAAGTCCGGCTATGCTTAATTTTGCACCAATTTTAATCTTAGTTGATGCAATTTTTGAATCTCTACCACAAAAAACGGATGAAAATTCGCCTGTCTGTTCAACTTCATGATATATACTTGTATTTGGTGGATAATAATCCAAACAAACTAAAGGGTGTTCACATGCATGAAAACCTTCATTACAAACAACAGCTTTACTTGTTTTATATTCTTTGCCTTCTTTATACTGAAAGCCTCTGCAAGTCATATCTTTATTAAAACCTTTGTAACTTTTAACTACTTTTGACATTATGTATTCTCCTTTACGCTCTTAATATTTTTAACCACAATTGTGGGTTTTGGAACTTTCTTCCTTTTGAGAATCATCGTCATTCTGCGATGCTCAATTATTGTGTCTTTGATGTTTATGTATATCATATTTGCAATGAATGGAATGAACAAAATCAACAATTCGCCACCGAGCATTTCTGATTTTCGTTCATTCACTGCTCCTAATCGAGCAATTACGAATAATGGAACTGTAATAAATATTGATATTGCACTTATCCAGAATCGCATTCTATGTAGTTCAGCTTTTAACTTCTTCATTGGGCTCTTTCCTTTCTTTTATTTGGACGGACTCAGTTCATTCTAATGAACAACCACAGACCGTTATGGTGACGCTTATCCGTCATGCGTCAAGGAGGTTACAAAATGAGTTTGTGCCGATTGCACTCACTTGTAAATGGTGGACTGTCAGGGAGTCGAACCCTGTACCCTCAAATTATGAGTTTGACGCTCTAACCTGTTGAGCTAACAGTCCATATGGTGACACAGAAGAGATTTGAACTCTCACTTTGCAAATTTTAAGTCTGCTGTCTCTGTCGTTGGACTACTGTGTCATATTCGGTATTGTGTAGATTGAAGGCTGACGGAACAACAGTCAAGGGACACTACCATTCCATTCAACGCCAAACTGAGTAACTGATCAGTATAAAGTCTTTCTACAATAACAGTAGATTTTTATTTTGAACCGCAAGGTTATAAAGCTACACAATACCGTTTGGCTGAGCAGGTGGGAATTGAACCCACGATACTGGAGTCAAAGTCCAGTGCCTTAACCGCTTGGCGACTGCTCAATATATTTGCAAGCAAAATGGTTTCCGAAAAACTTGCAATGAATTTTCATTAAGAATTTAATAAAATCCCACCAGATGTTATTAGCATCTACGCAAGTCTGCTTTGATACATTTCATAACATCCTGCTTAAATTTACGAGAATACTCCTTCATTACATTTTCAAAATACTCTTTTTCAATCATTGAGTAATATGCATATTTACCCATCATTTGTTGGAGTTGTGGCAACTCCCAAACTTTACCGCTTAGCCTATCACACATATAATTAAATAATGTAGCTTTGAACTCTTTTTTATTCTTATGACCGACTGTAATGTCGCAATTTTGATTATACATAACACCTAATACGAACTGATTTCCACTTTTAAACTTTGTTTTTTCTTTCTCAATCGTAAACGGAGCGTGAATTTGAGTTAGTGTTTCATGGATAAATCTAAGAACTTCGTCTGGATTAAACTTTCTGCGGTGTGAAACTTGTATATCATCGCTATATCGGGTATATATATAGTCTTTTTCACGGCACTTTTTTGTCATTATGTAGTCAAATGGTATCATCATAATATTAGTAAGCATTGGACTGATTGGAGTTCCTTGTGGCAAGCCCCCATTAAGAAAACATAAATCCAACGCCCTGCTTAAACACTCTTTTCCAAAATCTCGTTCAATAACTGCACTAAATGGAAATATTTGTGCCATCATAGACATAAGAAACTCTTTGGTAGTATTACCAAAAAAGTTTTGAAAATCAGTTGTTATCCACCAGCGACTATGGTTATACTGATGCTTGGAAACTGCATCCGAGGCTGTTCTATGTCGAACATAAGCGTATGCGTTGGTATGATGCAATGAAACACCCGCAGTCTCGAAAATCTCTTTTAAGTCCTTCAATGCTTCAGATAATTCATCATCTGGAGCACAGATTTCTCTCCATTTAACTCTGCCATATTCATCTAATTTCTTTTTTGGAATATAGAAATGAGAATAATGTTTTTCAATTTCTTGTCCAAGATAACTCCATTTTTTATTAAAGGCATCCAATGTGCCAACAATAAAATTGACATTGTATTTTTCTTTTGCACTCACAGGTATAAAATCAACTCTGCGAGTTACTGTGGCTGCCGCAGATTTAGTACCCCATAACCACTGTGGAGAATGTATATCTCCTTCAAGCCAACTCCAAATGTTAGGCTTCGATTCGGTTTTTGGCAAACACACATAGTAGCACATGATTGTCCCTCCTTTACATTACTACCGTGTCAAATTTATATGGAGAAGATATAATCAAAGGGCTTAATTTTCTTTCGGTAATCCATTTAAACAGATTCGTTGTGCCTTTAAGTACAATATCTCTTACAACAATAGATTCACCAATCTCTATTCCACATGCTGACACTGGAGTTTCGGCTTTTGCTTCTTCATGTGTGAAATTCATTGTTTTAATCAAATTATCCACACTTGGTTTATCTCTCCACTCTACCGCATAGTGCTGTGCATCGTATCTTGCAGTACGGTAATTCAACATTACCTTTATGTATGGATTAAGTCTATTCTGCTTGCAAATATTTCTGCACAAATCAATATTGTCAGCACAAAGAATTACGATTCCGTTAAGTCTCTGATCAATATAGCCTTTATCAAACACCTGAACTTCGATATCCGGATTAACGGAAAGCAAGATATTTTTTAATGACTCTGCTTTGTTGTGGTTTAAATCAGAATTAAAAAACATCTGGTTGCAAAGATTTTTACTTTCAACGAAATCAAAATCATATAATTTAAACTTGCAAAAGCCATATCTTGCAAGAAGCTCTGCCTGCGTACTACCTACGCTTCCGCATCCAACTATATGTATAGTGGTTGACAGCTCCTTCTGATATGGGTTAATATCTCCTAATTTACTTAAGTCCATTCCGTAAGACCTCCTTAATATATATACAGACTTGCCTGTTCAATCAATGAATCCCTATCGTTAGTTACCGCTCCTTTATGTACAAGATTACTCAACTCATCATGTACATTTTTGGCGTCCAAATAAGCAACACCAAATATATCTTGAATCTCTCCAATAGATAGTCTAATAGAACTCTGGCTTTTTACACCAGCATTGCCGTAGCTGTAAGGATATTCATAATACGAATACGATACTGGCTTTGGTTCTGTAACCATATCTTTTGATTCTTCCTTGAAAGACATCAATGTGTCGTAAACTTCAGGTGAAACACAAAGTATTTTTCCAAACGACTGAATATTATTTGTGTTTAATGTTATCTCAGGCTGAGTATCCTTACTTGTAGACTTATATGCTAAATTAAGCACACCATCATAAAGATATATATTAAAATCACCTTTTTTATTTATAATCATAAAGATATAAAAATCAGTATTATCAATCATTTTCACAATGTCTTGCTGAAATTCTGTATCAACAGATGATGCCGATGTTCCCATATTTACATGAGAATGCCCATGAAATCTAAGACTGTTATGTATATCATCTGGCAACTCAGTCTGCCATTCGTTATACTCTTCCTGAGAAGGCTCAACGGTTGTTCGAGTAACTACTTGAGGATATACAAAGATATCAGTAATAACAAAGTTGTTGTTTTGCCTTTCAACTGTGCCATGCCACCCCACCTCTTTGTCATTTACCTCAACAAGCATCATCATTTTAGCAAAAGCTAATGGAGTGAAAGATATTGTAGGTGTTTCCACACCTGTCGGTATCTTTAAAAGTTGCATTTTATTTTCTCCTTTCGTTCCATTCGTCTACTGTCATAACTTCTCCAGACTCCTTATCCATAATACACGAGTAGTCTGCCTCATTGAGCAGATCGCCCAATTTGCTCATCACCGTAGAATCCATAAAATTCAAATTTTGTGACGCAGTAAGAATAAGCTGTATTGCATAGCAGATATTGCCTTCTACTAATGCAGTTGCAATATCTACTCTAAAACCTCCAAAACAACTAAATAAAGCCAAATGAGGATGAGGCATATAACCGTATATATTTGTCTCACAAGCATCAAATGAATTGCTATTAAGATTTATACAGATTTTACATTCGGTTAATAAATCAATTCTGCCATCAACCATCCAACATAAAACATCCTTACCTACGCTTGGCATATTATTAATAGTGGAATTTTCTGATTTTAATATTTCGGCAAAAGCATCCTCATCATACTGAGTAATCGGGTTGCATACTACAAACTCAAGGACTCCTTCATTAATTTTCACATCAGAAATCGCACTGTTGTTTGTAAGCATATCTATCAATGCAGCATTATCATTATCATTATCATTGTATAATGATAATTGTTTTTGGCAATTCAACAACTTTTCGTAAACCTCTGCTGCATATGCTACATAATGTCTATAATCTGATTCATAATCCTTAATCCTTTCGTGTAGTCGATCAAGAGTGCGTTTCTTTTTATATTGTGCAAGATCGGCAATTTGAGCATTTAACACAACCTTCGATAATCCTTTTTCTTCTGAAATTTTCTCGGCTAACTCGTACAATTTATCATCCAAACCTTGGCTTATTTCATCAACAATTGATTTGAATTTGTTTTTGATCTCTTTTGCTGTGCAAACAAAGTCAAACAGCGGAATAAGAAAAACAGCTATCGTTTCTGCTGCATATTTTGCATTAAACGGCTCTGTCCAAAAAATATACTGATTGCCGCCAACCCATCCTTTTGATTTATTGTGGGTTAATTCGCAATATTTATCATAATTCTCATACGATTCCACACTACAGTTAAATTTCTTATTAATTCCCTCTATAGTGGGTTCTGCGTTGTTATACCATATATAAACAGCTTTGTCTGTTGCGGCTCTCTGTGGTGGCTGTGCACCGGAAACACAACCAAAAAATATAGATGGTAAATCACTGTTCTTAGTGTAATAAGGTTCGTAAACACATTTGACAAATGTTTCGATTATCTTGGGGCAATCATCTCCAAATGTAAGACGGCTATCAAAACAACTCCGAGTGTATAAATTTGTAATTAAATCCATTTTCTATTCCTGCCACTCAAAATGTGTTCAAATATACTCAAACACATCGAGAAATTAAAGTCCTTGCGGATACTTCTTACTGCTTCGATGTGTATGCTTTGGCGATTGTAAACAATACGCTACTCACAAGTTCGTGTACACTCCACAGTCGTAAATTCCTGCGATAGCCCGCAGTACATACTTACGTTTGCGTTTATTATGCAACTTCGTAAGTTAAAGCATCTCTTAGATTAAGAGCAGCATTGAAATCCCTATCCTCAACATAGCCACAGTCACAACAATATATTCTATCTGAAAGCTTCAAATCTTTCTTGATAGCACCACAGCAATGACATATTTTGGATGATGGATACCATCTGTCTACGACTCTTAATTCAATACCATTTTCATCACATTTTGCTTTAAGCTTGGTTCTAAATTCATAGAACTTCTGTGACGCAACAGCTTTTGAAAGATGTCTGTTCTTCATCATTCCTGATACATTCAAATCCTCAATAGCTATATAAGATGGTTTGGCTTTCACTATCTCAGCTATTGTTTTATTGATATAGTCAGTACGGATATTATCTATTTTATGATGAAGTCTTTGTACTTTGAGCTTTTGCTTTTGTATATTCTTTTGAGTGGACTCTCCTTTCTTTAAGTTCTCATATTTTCGTGAGAGACATCTTTGTTCTCTACGCAGTTTCTTTTCCAATTTTTTAATTCTTGTTGACTTATTGATATTTTTATAAGTTTTACCATTGGAAACAATCGCCAAGTCTTTTAAACCCAAGTCAATTCCTATACCACCATTGCTATTATTAGCAATCTTAACGTCGGGAATTTCTACAAGAACTGACACATAGTATCTGTCTGCTTTGACGGATACTGTACCGCTTTTGATTTTCCATCCGTCTTTAGTTGTTGGTATATAGCCTTTTTCTTTAATGCGTACCCAACCTAAAGTGGGTATGTTCAACCTATGTCTCTCACATCTACAGTCTTTAGTATTGTTCTTTACGAAATACATTTTTACATCAGATTTACCTTTCTTTTTGAAATTAGGAAAAGCGCTTTGATGTTTAAAAAATCTTGTAAATGCAGTACATCCATCTTCAATAGACTTTTTTACAGCTTTTGAATATGCTT